TTAAAAATTAAAAAAATCACCGCCATTGTCGGTTCCGAAACTACCGACAAACAGGGTGATTAATAACAGCAAGGGAGCTGAACGTTTCTTCTTTACCTCTTCCGCTCGTTCATCTAATATCTTCTGTACTTCATCCCACTTTTTCTTTGGTATGATCGGTTCGTGATGCTCCTCTATATAATACTGAGGTTCTTGACCTTCATTAGGAATGTTTTTCTTTCGGCCATTTTGCACCGCTATGGTTTGTTGGAATAAAATATCGCCTTTATAAACCACATTTCTTAAGATGTTTGTAACCGTTCTGGCTCCCCAGGTTAAATTACCAGTTGGACTAGGAATTTTTTTCTCACTAAGATCAACTGCGATTTGAGCCACAGTGACTCCTTTTCGTACTTCTCTAAAGATGCGCCGGACCACGCTCGCTTCTTCTTTCACTATATGCCAACGGTAGTTATCATCAATGGTATAACCATAGTTCGGTCTTTTCCGATGGAAAATGCCCCGCTTGGCCATGCTTCGAATTCCCCATGCCATAGACCTACCCATACCGATACTTTCCTCTTGTGCAATGCTTCCGAAAATGGATAACATAAGATCTGCTTGAGGGTCCGAAGTCCATATATTTTCACGTTCAAAGTAAATGTAGGTTGGATTGGGAAGCTGACGAAGATATCTCGTGATTTCCAGGGTATCTTGAATATCCCGGCTTAGTCTCGAAACGGACTTGACCAAGATGACATCAATTCGCCCCCGTTCACACTCTCGAATAAGCCGATTCAATTCATCTCGATTTTTCATCGAACGCCCCGATATCCCTTCGTCTGCGTAGATGCCTGCAAATTGATAGTTTTGGTTTTTCAAAATCAAATAAGTATAGTATGCTACCTGTGTTTTGAGGCTTGATTGCTGCTCTAAACGGTCCGTTGAAACACGGCAATAAGCAGCTGTTCGCAGGGCGGTTTTAGTATTTAAATGGGAAGAAGGTTGTTTATTCACCCCCTCCATCGATGCTTCAATCGTCTGCAAGATCGCTTTACTGTTGTTTGGTTCAATCTTCTGTACTTCTCTTTTAGGAATGGATGATTTTTTATTTTCCTTTTCCTTTATCATCAAATCGCCTTTATCATTCAGTATTTTCAATTCAGAAGTCACCTCCTTTGTTGTTTGGCTTTCTTCAGTCGGTGATGAGTCTATATCCTTTAATAATGGTGAGCCTATGGTTGTCACCGTTCCATCCAACCATTTCACCTCATAGTCTTGTTCAGTCGTTACCGATGCGCTTAAAACCCATGCCCTGAAGTGTTCTAGAGTAGCTTGTTCGTAAAAAGTCTCCATATTCTGAATGGAATCCAACCATTGAATGGTACTGGTCCGATAAAGTCGTCCTTCTTCCACACTTTCAATATGTTCTTCAAAAGCACGATACGCTTCTTCTTTTTCCTTCAGCTCTTCATCGGTATCCGTTGTTCGAGCCATCTCCATTTCTGTCAGCCACTTTAACCGATGGAATTCAAAATGGTCTTGTTGATTGGCAACGGTCAGTATTTTCTTCAAAGTACCGATTTGAACATTTTCATCTTCTAAGAACTTTTTCTCGAAAGCCTCTAGCATCATGTTTCGTATTTGATGTTCTTGTAATTCTGGCCCTTCACAAACACCCGCATTTCTTGCATTACACCGCCAGATATTACCGCTCTTCCTTTTATGAACTCTTATGAGTTTTCCACAATGCTGGCAGATGACTTGTTTCTGAAAAGCATGTGGTTCAGTGGGAGTGGATCGCTTACGTGGAGATTTATTGTCCAAACTAAACTTCTCTTGAGCCCGATCAAAAACATCAATACTGATAATGGCTGGATGGGTATTTTCAATCGTAATGGGGTCATCCTTGTTAATCGTTTTTTGCTTGGTAAACAAATCAGTCGAATGAAGTCTGGCCACTTTATTACCGGTATAGGTAGGATTCTGCAACATATATTTAATGTTTTTTGTCCCCCATACTTTCCCGCCTTTCATGGTTGGAATCTCTTTGCGTATGAGTTCTCGCTTGATATCTGGGATGGACCAATCTTGTAAAAACCAATCGTATATCAAGCGAACTACCCTTGCTTGTTCCTCGTTGATTTCAAGGGTGGGCTGTCCATCTTTTGTGACTTTTCGATAGCCGTATGTCGCTACAAACTTTGGCTTTCCTTTTTGCAAACTTTTTTCATAGCCCCATTTGGTAGAGGCAGAGATCGTTTCAATCTCCTCTTGTGCAAGTGCTGCATACGTGCTCAATAAAAATTGATTGTATTCAACCGAGGTGTCTACCTTCTGTTCCTCAAAATACACGCCCACTCCCTTGGCTTTTAACTCTTCCACGATTTTGATAAGATGCTCAGCATTCCGGGTAAAGCGAGATACATTTTTAGTCAAGATAAAATCGACACGTCCTTCATGGCAGTGGCGGATAAGACGTTGTAACCCTTTCTGTTTGGTCGCATTTCTTCCACTCGTGCCGTTATCAAAATACACACCAACGAATTTCCAGTTTGGCTTACTTCGAATGAGATGGGTATAATGTTGAACTTGGTTCTCTAGCGAATGCAGTTGCTTTTCTATATCTGTACTCACTCGACAATAAGCTGCTACCTTCACTTCATGGTTTCCGATTAACGGACTTTCCTCCCTTGCCTTAACTGGATCCCACAATGTTCGGACCCACATGCCTTTTTGAATTTCATCCAATACAAAAACCCCTTTCCTATAAGTGATAATGGTTCGTGTCCATCTATCACTCACATCCCGAGAACATTCAAGTTCTTTTTCTGGGTGGAAAGAGGTTTATGTTTATTCAATTTGATTTAGCTTATTTCTTCTTAGGAGTTTTACGTTCTCTTACACAGAGAGTCCGTTTCACCCCACATTTAAATTGAAATTCAACTATTCGCTCCTTATAAATAATGCCCCGCTCGATTGTGTTTTTGAAAAGCGTTACATCAAAATCCTCTAGTTCTTCAGTCTCTTCTAATAAGTCTAGAAAGGATTGTAATTGCTTTTCTAAATAAAGTTGTTCTTGCATGTTTTCCTCTAGGCTATCCCGCTCCTGTTGGAGGATTTCCTGTTCATAGATGAGGTGTCTTAATGTAGCATCATAAATGGCATCCTTGGTGGCCGATTCCTTGGCAGCCAAGCCACTGATGCGATCGGTAATGGCTTCAATTTTCGTGTTCAACTCCTCTAGCCTCTGTTGTTCCGGTGGCGAGAGGGATGCCTTTTCAATGGCCTGTTGCGCTTCCTCTATTACTTCATGGAGGTTTTCCTTCATTTCTCTTATTATTTTCATAAATGCATTTTCAAGGTCTGTCTCATGAACATAGCTCGTTTTGCATTCCGTGTAGTCTGGGTCTCGTCCTGCGGTCACTCGGCATTGCCAAGCAGAAATGTAATACTTCTCTCCTTTCCTCGATGAAGTCATACGTCTTCTTATGGCTGGTCTTCCACATTCCCCACAATAAAACTGATTAGAAAATGGGCTGACACTACTAAAATGTTGGCGATATTTTTCATCGGGATCCTTCATCATCAGCCTTCGCCTTTTCATTTCTTGTTGAACTGCTTCAAAAGTTTCTTCGCTAATAATCGCTGGGTGAGTATTCTTCACAAAATACTGTGGTTGGATATCGTTGTTGCGAACGCGTTTGTGAGATAAAAACGCCGTGAGGCTGGATGGATAAAAATACGCAAAATATAGATTAAAATATCCGAGTTTCTTCTATTATATAGAGCGATATTTCTTAGGATTTTCTTGTTTCAGCTCTCATTCTGCTTTAGTTAATTAAATAGCTATAAAACAAAAAAAATTGCCCACCACGTATTGTGATGAGCATACTTTTAAACTTTAACTATGACTACTGTTCACTAGTTTCTCCTTCATCTGATCCACCTTTTTCCTTAAAGAACTCAGCTAATTCCATGCCTTCCTCCTCAGCTATTGCCCTAAACTCATAAATGAATCTCGGACTCCTTTCCATAAAGCTTTCCATCCTACTATACAAATCCCCAAACATATAACTTTTAAATAAAATATTTAACTCACTTACAACTTTTGCATCCAAAGGATTATTTTCTAAGTAGTATACAATTTTCTTGCCATTACTATTGGCAAATTGATAGCCAGTATATACTTTATTTAAATCTCCACTTTCAAACAAGGTATCTTTAATTATTTTAAAGAAATCATGTTTCCGTAATACCCTTGCTTGATCTTCATCTGGATAAGCTCCATTTTTTAGTTGCCTAGATAATTTTCTAACAAATGTCTGTCTCTCCTCTTCTGGAATAACACCACTTGTTAGTAAGGTTATAGCTAATTCCCAAAAAACATGATTAAAATTGCCTATATCTTTGAAAAGAAGTTCTCTCCAGAATACTCTGATTAACTCCTCTTTACCCAAACACAAGGTAAGTCTATCGGGAAACGTTTCAACGAATTGAGTAAATACATCTTTATCAGATGTAATAAATTCAACAAATGACTCTACTATATCTCTGTTTTCTGAGTAAGCAATCGCTCTCCAAAATTCGGTTTCTTGCTTTTTCCTACCAAAAAGGGATAAATTCACATAATCATTATAAATGTCTTTAAGTAACTCTTTTAATTCATCTTTTTTGACAACTAAGGGAATTTCTTTTATAAGGTATGTGAAATCAGAATTAGGCTTAGTATAAGTAGGATCAAAGTGTTTTTTTATTTTCTCTAATAAAGCCTGTTTCCCACCATTTACAATAAATTTTGAAAGGTTAGATCTTAGAAATAGCCAAAACATTTCTACATGACTATGACCAATTATAGTATCTTTGGCATGTGCGCACTCATTTCTTTTCCTTCTCCAAAATGGGATTTCTTCAATGATATCGTTAGTTATTAAAAATACCTTACTTTGTACTTCTTCGCTTTCATCGATTTTCTTTTTCATTTGTATTGCTTGGATGACAGCCTCCTCCCACTTTCTATCATCTTTTAATCTATTAACTAAATTGTTCCAAACCCCTTCTTCGTCTTTCATCAACTCCGGGATTTCACTTCTTAATAAACGATCTTTTATGGTTTTGAAAAATCCTAGATAAGACATAATATATGCTGCACGAAATGCCCCGACTCTATAACACATAATAGATTCATTAAATAAAATTTTTGCGTCTTCTGATACATCTTGTTCTTTAATCCAGTTTTCGAAGTAAATCTCCATAATTCCCTCCAACTAATATTTTTATAAAAATTCTCGTTTAACCACGATATTACAACCCATCTAAAGAAAAGAGCATTACATCATTTAGTAATGCCCCACTTAATTTATTCAATATTGTGTTGATCTAAAAATTCTCGTATCTGATTTGCCTCCTGTTCAGTCAAATGAGCGAATCTATCTGTGTTTGCCCATTTTAACATCCTTCTTCTTATATCCCTTTGACCATAAACATCATAGCGTCTTTCTTGATAAACATATATTAAATTCCTTGTTAACGAAATGAGAACCGCTACCAATAATCCACTTAATGAAAGTATCTCAGCCCAATAATCAACATTTGGTATTATCGGCAGTATCACTAAAACAATAACAAAAGACCCTATAATGGTTGCTGCAAAGGTTGTTGAAGAATCTTGTAATGTAGGTTTTGACGATACCATTATTGTGATAACACCGATAGTCAAAAATACTAGCGAAGATGCAAAGGAACTGTTTTTATCAGGGTCTAAGAATGAAAAGAAAATTAGAACCGACAAAATTCCAGCTACTACTATTAATACCCTTAAATCCCAAGATAGAGATCTCCAAAATTCACCCATATACATGCACCTCCCTATATTTTCCAATTTTAGCAAACCTATTAAATATATGTTCTCGCAGGTTTTATCGACCAATACTCCTATTATTCTACAACATTTAACACATCTTGCGGTTAAATTTCCCAGTTATTTTTACTAACTAATTCAAAAAAAATAAACCCATCAAGTGGCCACTAGCCTACTCAATGGGTACCTAATTAATAGTTATGTTTTTTTATCCGGTAATGAAACACTTCTCTGGTTCCACCCTTTTCCGGTGCTTTGAATCTTTCTAGCTTACCTTGCTTCATTAAAGGTCTCAAAATAACTTGGAAGATGTGCGAATCAGAAATGACCATCCGCTCATTCATAAAACGTACAATCTCTTTAAGATCCTTTGGCTCCTCGCAAAATACTAACAGCTCCTCCACCTCAGGCCCTTTGAGTAATGCCTCATGTTTTTCCTTCGTTTTCTGCTTCTTTTGCTGGCTTTTTAACTTGACATAATCAGCATAGGTTTCCGGCATTTCTTGTTCCAGTTCAAATATGAGATGGTAGGTGACCTTTCCATCTTTACACACTTCTGCTCGACTAATGAATTCTTGAAACAAATCGTCAGGAAAGTCCTCGCTTGCTCCTTCCACATGCTTTTTCACCTTTTTCATGATTTCCTTAAACATTTTTCTCTCATGTTCCACACGTCTTTCTCGTTCACTAAAGTGTTTCAGTCGGTCATGCAACTCCACCAGTTCTTCTGTCAGCTTATCCACCAGCTGAGTGTTTTGGCCGTTTTCATGAATACCCTCTTCTACAGCTTTATACAAGTCTTGGTTTTGTTTTTCCACTCTTTCTTGCAAATCTATTTTTTCCTGCTTCTCTTCCTCTGTTAATTCCAATCTATTAATCCAATGCAAGACGTCATTTTTAAAATTAGGGTCCGCATGAATTTGGTTTAAAAAGCGGATGAAGTTCCACTCTAAATAATCCTGGCGAATACGCCTTGTATCGCATCGTTCAGTTCTATATCTCTGATCATGGCGACAGCACACCCAGAAGTGCGTTTCCATTGGTTTTTTCCATCGTCTCTCTACATGCCGTCTATGCCCCATCAAATATCCACATTCACCACAATACAGTTTTTCAATAAAAGCTTCATTTTTCATTTCATCTTTTTCATACTTCCGATGTCCATCTTTGATAAATCCTTTTTTCCGTTCTTCTAAAATATCCTGAACCCGTTCCCAGTCCTTTGGCTTAATGATCGGCTCATGATGATTTTCAATATAATACTGTGGTTCCTCCCCCTGATTACGGATGACCTTGGATTGTAGTGTATCGACTGTCACATGTTTTTGAAATAAATAATCGCCTTTATATACTTCATTTGTTAACATTGCCATCACTGATTTAGGATTCCAATAGTCTTTTCCTGTCGCTGTTTTAATCCCATCACCGGCTAAGTCTTCACATATTTTATTAACGGTTTTCCCTCTCAACACTTCCCTAAAAATACGTTTGATGATTTTGGCTTGCTCTGGCTGGATATGCCACCGATATTCATCGTCCACCCAATATCCATACGTAGCCTTTTTCCACCGGATAATTCCTCGTTTGGCCTGACTCCGATGTCCCCAAGCAATGCTCCTCCCAACATTCATGACTTCTTCTTGGGCGATGGCACCGTAGATGGACATCATCAACTCTGATTGGGGGTCTGACGTCCAGATGTTCTCCTTCTCAAAATAAATATAAACAGGGGTTGGGAGTTGTTTCAGGTGTCGTGCAATGGAAAGGGTATCTAATGCATTCCGGCTAAAGCGAGAAATGGACTTTGTGATGATGACGTTAACAAGTCCTCGTTCACAATCCTTCAAGAGTTGGTTTAATTGATCTCGCTTTTCCAAGGAACGCCCTGTGATTCCTTCATCTGCGTAGATACCCGCAAATTCATAGGATGGGTCTTTCAGAATGAGATACGTATAATATGCTACCTGAGTTTTCATGCTTGTTTTCTGTTCTAAGCGATCGGTTGAAACCCTACAGTAAGCAGCTGTCTTGAGTGTTTTTTTACTTTTTTGCAAATGATCAGGCTTTTCATTTCCTATCCGTGCATTCTCAATCGTTTCAAGAATGGCCTTCCCCTCACCTGGTTCTATCTTTTGTACTTCTCGCTCAACCATAGTATTCACTTCTTTTTCCCTCTTCTCTTTTAAAGCCCCATGTTCATCGAGAAGGGTCAGTTCATGATTCACCTCCTTCTTGGGGCTAACTTTTTTCTTTGGTTTATTTTTCTGGGTTGAATGAATGGATTTGCTTTCAGATAATTGACCAACCATCAAGCTTGTCCCATCAAACCATTCAACTTGATAGTTTTTTTCATTTTCTATCGTGATTTGATGAATCCATGCACGTAAGTATTCCGTCGTTACGTTTTGATGGAACTCTTCCATAGACTGTAGTTTGTCTAGCCATTCCAATGTCTTCAGACGAAAAGGACGGTCATCTTCTATTTGAGCAACCTGTTTTTCAAACGCTTGATATTCTTTTTCTAAGGCATTTATCTTTTCTGGATCCTCATTACTTTCCTTTGCTATCTCCAATTCCGTTAACCATTTCAACCGATGAAATTCAAAATGGTCCTGCTGATTGGTCGCTTTAAGTTCTTTCTGCAACTGGGCAAGACTATCCGATTGATTCAATTCATATTTTATGCTCATCGCTTGTAATGCCATATGTTTTAATTGCTCTTCATTTATGTTTGGAGCATCGCATGTTTTGGCATTACTCGAAGCACACTTCCAGTAGTCAATTCTAGGACTAGGGAAAAATTTATATCGATATCCACAAGCATGGCAAATGAGCTTTTGGGAGAATGCCGGTCGATTTCTCTTCGTTGGTATTCCTGTATTTCTTTTGTTGCTTTCTATACGCCTCTGCACTTCATCAAAAACTTCCCGACTGATGATTGGAGGGTGGGTGTTTTCTATCTCAATCTCCTCACGATCGTGATAAGTCATTTTGTGAGTGAAAAGATCTCTGGTCGCAGTTCTTGCCATCATATTTCCCGTGTATGTGTAAGTCATTAGCATTTTTTTGATATTGGAAGCCAACCATCTATCTTTTCCGTTAGCTGTTTTAATCCCTTGTCTGTATAATTCTCTTGTAATTTCAGCCCTCGACCACCCTTGTAGAAACCAATCAAAAATGTTACGAACAACCGCCGCTTCTTGCTCATTAATCTCAAGTGTATTTCCTGACTCCCCTCGAACTAGGTTATAGCCATATAGCCTAGAGAATTTAGCTTCACCTTTTTGAAACTTTTTCTCGTATCCCCATTTTGTAGAGGTAGATAGGTTCTCGATTTCTTCTTGAGCAAGGGCTGCATAGGTGGTGAGTAAAAATTGATTAAACGTAATTGATGTATCAATTTGTTCCTTTTCAAAGTAGATCCCCACATTTTTAGCTTTTAGATCCTCTACTATTTCCATCAAATGTTCTGCATTTCTCGTTAGGCGAGATACATCTTTTGTTAGAATGTAATCGACTCTACCTTCGTCGCAATGGCGTAGCAATCGCTGTAGTCCTCGTTGCTTTTTAGCATTACTACCGCTTGTGCCACTATCAAAATACACACCTACAAACTTCCAATTTGGTTTACTTCTAATTAAGTGAGTATAGTGATGTACCTGATTCTCCAGTGAGCGAATCTGATTCTCAAAGTCGGTACTCACTCGACAATAAGCTGCGACTTTAACTTGCTTGTCTCCAAGGAGTGGGCTTTCCTCTCTTTCCTTGACTGGATCCCATAAGGTACGGACCCACATACCTTTTTGAAATTCATTCATAATAAAAACCTCTTTCCTATAAGTGATAATGGTTCGTGTCCATCTATCACTCACATCCCGAGAACTTTCAAGTTCTTTTTCCGGGTGGAAAGAGGTTTATGTTTATTCGTTTATATTAAGCTTATTTCTTTTTTGGTACCTTTCGTTCACTTGCAAAAATGGTCCGTTTCACTCCGCATTTAAATTGAAATTCAACCATCCGCTCTTTGTAGATAATGCCTCGCTCAACTGTATTTTTGAAAAGCTTCACATCAAAATCCTCTAGTTTCTCAGTTTCTTCTAATGAGTCTAGGAAGGATTGGAATTGCTTTTCTAAATAAAGTTGTTCTTGCATGTTGTCCTCCAGGCTGTCCCGCTCCTGTTGAAGAATCTCTTGTTCGTAAATCAAGTGCCTCAATGTTGCGTCGTAGATGGCGTCGTTTGTCGTAGACTCCTTTGCAGCCAAATCACTTATGCGGTCAGCAATTGCCTCAATTTGTGTATTCAACTCTTCCAATCGTTGCTGTTCCGACGGCAAGAGGGATGCCTTTTTAATGGCTTGTTCCGCTTCTTGCTTTACTTCATCAAGGTTTTCTTTCAATTCCCTCATTATTTTCATGAAGGCATTTTCTAAATCCGTTTCTTGGACATAGCTTGTTTTACAGCCCTTGTAGTCTGGATCTCTTCCTGCGCTCACTCTGCATTGCCAACCAGAAATGTAATACTTCTTCCCTTTCCTGCTTGAGGTCATCCTTCTTCGTATGACCGGCCTTCCACATTCCCCGCAAAAGAATTCGTTGGAAAATGGGCTAACTCCACTATAGTGTTGCCGATACTTTTTATCTGGGTCCCGCATCATCAAACTTCGCCTTTTCATTTCTTGCTGAGCTGCTTCGAATGTTTCCTCGCTGATAATGGCTGGGTGGGTGTTCTTAACGAAATATTGCGGTTGAATATCTGTGTTGCGTACCCTTTTATGCGATAAAAAATCGAGCGTGACGGTCTTCTGTGCTAAGCAATGTCCTTGGTACTTCTCTTGTCTCAAGATTTTGTAGACCGAATCTCCCGTCCACGTTTTATTTCCCTTCCCTGTCTTTAACCCATCTCTCATTAAATCTCTAGCAATGCTTGGACAACCTTTTCCTTCTAAAAACTCTCGGAAAATTCTCCTAACCACCTTTGCCTGTTCTTCGATGATGACTATTTCTCCATCCTCAGTTGTGTCATAACCTAGGAAAAACGTGGTTGGCATATGAACTATTCCTTGTTGAAATCTCTTCTGTACTCCCCATTTTGTGTTTTCACTTACGCTACGGCTTTCTTCCTGTGCCATCGACGATAAGATGGTTAAGAAAAGCTCTGACTTTGAATCCAGTGTGTCGATATTCTCTTTCTCGAACCGTAAAAAGTAGTTTCGTAGTGTTTAAGAACGTGCCTGAAACCCGCATAAAATCGGGGTTTGTTGAAAGTTGATTGTGTATCGTACATTTTCGTTTTGGTCTTTATTGCAAATTAAAACACCGGATAAACACCAACTATTTCTCTTAAAGTACACTTTTCTATAAAAAATGTGCTGCAAGGGATTTTTTAGCCTTACAGCACACTCGATTTTGCGTAGTGTACCCGCTTGGAGCACACTAATCAAAATATTTAAATATCTAAATTTCTATAATCAAAGCCGCATGATCTGTCTTGTCATTGTTTAATAAATATGAATCTATACGTATACTATTTAAACATTCGTACAATGATGGGGACATAATTGCATAATCAAGGCGTCTTCCTTTAATATGTGTCATCGTTGAGTTTGGGTAGCCTTTTTCCAACCAAGCATCTTTAGCATTTAATGCCAATAGTTGTAAATACTTTTTCTTTTGTTCTGTCCCCAAATCGTATACATTATAATCCCCAATAATAACAAGTTTTTGTCCTTGCTTTTCTTTATAGAAGTCAATTAATTCCTCCCAAAAGTTATTATCATAAGTTGGTGGAACATGAACACCGTAAACGATACAATCTGCTACTTTTATAACACTAGCTCTAAGAGTTTTGTTACTTTTTGAATTATGTGGATTTACAAGTTTTGTGTATAACAGTTCTTTCTTTACAAACATAATAGTTATGGACGGATTCTTAAAATTATTTTTTTCATAAGGGACTATCTCATAATCAACTTCTTTCATACAACCAATAAACTTTTCTGTAATTTCTGTGTTTAATTCAAATTCATGTAGTATTACAATAACTGGCTTCTCTTGTTGTATATATGCAAGTATTTCAGTAGCTTCACTAGTTTTATCAAGTGTACCCCATTCTGAATATTTATTTTCCTTCTTGTATTGTTCTTTAGATTTTAAGCCACCAAAGTTATTAATATTTAAACTTAATATTTTCATTAGTATCCTCCCGTTTATATCTCCATTATCCTTAATTCTACTAATCTTCATTTCTACATCACATCATCCAAGGCTTGACTGATAGCACTGGCTACCTTTTCGGCTGTTGCATTGTAGACATGGGCGTAAATATCCTCTGTGGTCTTTGTGTTGGAATGCCCTAGATGCTCTGAGATGAACTTGACCGGTACTCCAGCATTGATGAGTAGTGAAGCATTCGCATGCCTCAAGTCGTGAACGTGTAAGTCTGGCAAGTCATGCTTCTTCAGTAGTTTCTTCAGCGTGGCATTTAGATAAACCCCACTGATGTATTCTCCTTCCATGCCGGTTACCACCGCTCCTCGTTCAATCCATTTTGACCCTAGCGACTCTTTGTATTCTTCTTGCCACTTTTTATGCTCTTCTAAAATGGTAATGAGTTCAGCGGGTATCGCAATCATCCTTAAACTTGATTTGGTCTTTGGCGTTGACAACTTGTACTGCCCATCTGCTCGGTAAAGGGTATAGCGTACATGAAGGGTTCCCCTTTCCAAATCAACATCTTTCCAGTGAAGCCCACAAAGTTCCCCCGACCGCATGCCTGTGTACATCAGTGTGGTCAGTGCCACTCTCGCATTATTGTTGGGTACCTCTTCTAAATATTTTAGAAGCTGCTTGCATTGTTTATCATCAAGAAACAGTTTTTCTTTTTCTGTCCCCCTTGGTGAAGTCGCATGTACTACTGGGTTCTTCCATATAATATCTTTCTTAAGTGCGGTGCTAAAAATGGATGATGTTGCGGTTCTGACTCTGGCAATAGAAGTGCTATCTATCCCTCTGTCCTTTTCGGGTCTTTCTTCTTCGACAAACAGATCATTCAGCTTTTTGCCAAATGCCACTGCAATCTTCTCGGCGGTTGCCTTGGACACCCGACCGCCTCTTGCTGCTGTTTTAATGGTACCTAGGGAAAGACCAGCCTTTCTTGCAGTGGGCCTTCTTGTCCCATCACCAAGCAATGATGGTTCTTTCATGATATAGAACCTGCTGATTTTCCCTCGCTTGTGGAGATGGTTCAGCATTTCATCAATTCGTGCGGTGGTAATGTCCTTGAGTTTCAAATGTCCAATGTATGGCAGGACATAACTCTTCATCAATTCCTTATTGGTATACAGTGTTCTTTCCTTTAATTTGTGTGGTGCGATCTGTTCAAAGTACCATTCGCATAGCTCGGAAAACCGCATGTTCTCATTGAAGTTTGTCATTCCCATGCATTTCTTCTCAAATTCATAAGCAAAGGCTGTAGCTAGTTTTTCCGCTTTTTTCTCCGTGACATTGGGCGGTGGTGTAAATGTCGTAGTCTTTCTGATTTGCTTGCCTTCCATATTGTAGCCAAGAGAAACCATGATTCTATAGGTATCTCCCCGCTTTTTGATACTTGGCATTTCATTTCCTCCTTCCTAGAGAGAATTCATTTCTCTTATGGTATCTATCACTCTAACGGTGTTATAAAGCAAGTATATAAACACCAAAATGTGCGGTTATTTTCTCTAGTCTTCACGCAGTGAAATACCTCGTTTTTCTAGTTCCTTCTTAATGATTTCCTGTACATAGGCGTTCAAATCCCATGCCCAATAGCCTTCAACATTTAGACCGGGCATCATTTTTTCCTTCTCGTCTGATGACATCTGGGCGAGCTTTTTCAACTTCTCCATTTTGTAAGATAAGTCTTCCAGAAAGCGATAAAAGTCCACATCTGATAAAAGCTCATCCAACAACGGTACAACTTCTGAACAAGATCCGAATTTGTCTGTATCATGTGCTCTCTTAATAAGGTTGACCGCTACCTCTGATAAACCAAGGACTTTATGCACCTCTTTATTCTCAGAACTAACCCCTGTCAGTAGATAGTCCACAGACACATCAAAATATTTCGCAATCTTATAAAGGTTTTCTGCAGTAGGCTGAGTGGAGCCATCCATATACAAACTAACGGTCTGTGGTCGGATACCAATGGCTTTGGCCAGTGCCTTTTGTGTTGTTTTCTCCCCGGTGTGAGGATGTTCTTCCATCATGTTTCGTAAAGTTAAGGCAAAAATATTATCGAACCCTTTGAATTGATTTCCCACTAAGATCACCTCTATTTTTCTGTTTCACTTGAACTTTAATATTCTAGTTCTCTTATGCTTGTTATTTTGTTTTATCTGAATTACCATAAGAATATCAGATGAAACGCAATACTTCAAGCGAAAGTAAAGCGAAACAGAATTTATAGAAGGAGGTATGTTTCATGGATAAAAACACACTTGAGGCCGCTGCGAGGGAAGAACGATTGAAATACTTTCGAGAGTGGCGCCGCAATAACGCTGATAAGGTGAAGAAACACAACCAGAATTACTGGCTGAAAAAGGCAGAGAAAAAACTCAAGGAGGAGAAAGCCCGTGTCGGAAAACAAGAAACCAACCATGCTGACCGTAAGGGAAACCGCTAAAACAGGCATCCTCCCTGAACACGCCTTAAGGCTTCTGCTGAAAGCAGGCAAGCTTCCCGCTATCTTCGTGGGCAAGAAGGCATACATCAATTATGAAAAGTTATGCGAACAACTTAGCCAACTTGATGGCTCAGAAAAACCGGAAGGAGATGATATTTATGGATATCAAAATCGAATGTAAGAACTGCGATCATGTTGCCACAGTTGATGTAAATGGATTGATTAAATCCATGCATGACAGCATCGACAACGATTCCATCTATGCAGGGTTTCTTTGCAAAAAATGTGCTGATGAACTTTTTGATGAAGACTAAACAGAAAGGGGGCGGCGGCCATGGAAGAATTAAAACAACAGAAGATTTGGGTATGTTGGCGTTATGAAATGCAAAAGGGCCGCCGTACCAAAGTCTTATACAACACCAAAGGCTACAAAACCGGTACCAGTAAGAAATATAAATCCCAGTGGACAACCTTCGAGGAAGCCACAGAAGCCATGAAAGCTCATGCATTTGATGGTATTGGTCTTGTTCTACCCCATGGCATCGGGGGCATTGATTTGGATCATGTGGATGTAGACAGTGAGTTGGCTCAAGAAGTCAGAGCACTGATGAACACCTATGAGGAGGTTTCCCCTAGCGGTAAGGGCATTCACCATCTATTCAAGGTGGATGTAGAAAAGATTCCTTCATCAAATGGAAAATTGTCCAGCGAATATTACTCCAAGAACCCACACAACCAGATGGAAATCTACATCGGCGGACTGACCAATCGCTACCTTACTTTTACCGGTAATGCGATAAGTAATCATCCTGTAATGGATAGAACCAATGAAGTGATTAACTTCTTGAACGGATACATGAAAAAAGATAGTTTCATAGACTCTGAGATTGAAAGTGCTTTTGTTAATGATGACTTTGATATCATCGTTACCGCTAGAAAAGCTAAGAATGGCGATAAATTTATGGCCCTCTTTGACAAAGGTGACATCACCGAATATGGCAGCCCTTCAGAAGCCGACCAAGCACTTTGTAATATCCTAGCCTTCTACACCGGCGGGGATATGGAACAGATGGACAGCCTCTTTAGACAATCGAAGCTATATCGGGAGAAGTGGGAGCGTGATGATTACCGCACATCTACCATAGAAAAAGCCATCGAAGGTTGTCATGGCAAATTCTATACAGGCAGTAAGGACAGGCTCTCCTACATCTATTACGATGAGCGTTCCAAACGCATGAGGGTTAACTGTCCCTTGCTGGCAAGTTACATCCGGGAGAACCTTCATTACATCTTCGTTCGTGATAGTGCTAAAGGCGGCGTTTTACGATATGTCTACGAAGATGGATGTTATCGACTTTATGCGGATGAAATGCTAAAAGGCATCATCAAAAGTTACATCACTGCCTTTGATGAAAATATCCTGCAGATGCGAGATGTCAATGAAGTTTTTGGACAAATTACCACAGATTTGGCCTTTACCACCAACGAGGAGCTGAATGCCGATGAGGATATCATTAACTTTCAAAATGGAATCTTGCGGGTATCTAATATGACTCTCATGCCCCATAGTCCGGATATCAAAAGCACCATTCAGATTCCTTGTAATTGGCTGGGGGTACCTAAACCCACACCGGTCTTTAATAAGTTCATGCATACACTGACCAATGGAGACAAGGCAGTAGAAAACCTGTTGCTAGAGTTTATTGGAGTCTGCTTATCCAATGTAAAAGGTTGGCGAATGAAAAAATCCCTATTCATGGTCGGCAAAGGAGATACCGGGAAGTCACAGCTAAAGAGTCTGACAGAAAGTCTTCTTGGTAAAGGCAACTATATCGGCATTGACTTAAAGGAAATAGAGTCCAGATTTGGGACAGGCAACATTTACAACAAGCGTTTAGCCGGTAGCTCCGATATGAGTTTCATGTCTATTTATGAACTCAAAACCTTTAAGAAATGCACCGGTGGTGACAGCCTGTTCGCAGAATTCAAAGGACAAAACGGATTTGAATTTACCTACAACGGACTTTTATGGTTCTGTATGAACCGGCTGCCCAAGTTTGGTGGAGACGATGGTGAATGGGTCTATAACCGGATTATGCAAGTGGATTGTAATAATGTCATTCCACGGGATAAGCAAGACAAACAGCTATTGGATAAACTCTACGCTGAACGGGATGGCATTGTCTACAAAGCCATTCTTGCACTAAAACAAGTGATCGCCAATGGATATTCCTTCTCAGAACCACAGTGTGTAACAAATGCAAGAGTCGCTTATATGAAAGAAAACAATACAGTGATCTCCTTCTTTAAAGAGTGTATGGAAGAAAGACCGCTTGGAAAAATCCGGGATAGCTGCACAACGGGTAAAGTCTATGATGTGTACAAAGCTTGGTGCTTGGATAACAATCATGGCTATTCTAAGACAGCTAAAGAGTTTCGCACAGAACTGGCCAATTATCTAGAAACCACATTCTCGGAAATGACCGTAAGGCGTGGCAAAGGTGGCACTTTTTATCAAAGATACACCTTAACGGATGAAGCTAAGAATCAGTACCAAAGAGCCTATGGCTACGATGAGTTGCCTCTTCTCTCATGAAATTAGTGACAGTAGTGACAGTTAGGTGACAGTAAAAAAACTAACTGTCACCTCGATAAACCCACAGCTACCAAGGGTTTGAATAGGTTTAGTGACAGTAGTGACAGCTTTTCTAACTTCTAAGCCGACAAAACAAAATAGATAGATATAAAAGATAAATATATAAGTGTGAAGATGAACTTCAAATTACTGTCACTACTGTCACCAAAAGCTCTGAAACCCATGGTGTATAAGGCTTTAATGTGGTGACAATAAGCGAAAACAACTGTCACCGTACTGTCACTACTGTCACCAAATTTTTAGTATCGGAGGTGAAGACCATGGAAGAAGTCGATAAACTACCAAAACGTCTACGGAAAAATCTAGACTTAGAAAATTTTGAAGTGTTTCACGTCATCCCACTTGGCGACTCGCATCCCGTTGTGGTGATGAGAGATAAACGATCAGATGCTAAAGCCCACTGGTGCATCCAATACCAAGGCTCCGGCTATTATTTTCAAACACTGAATGAAGTCATTTATTATTGCATCTCCCGTAACTGGGTTAAAAATCATAAAAATTAGGAGGAAAACACAATGACAATTCAAACTACTTATAACAAAGCATTCTGGAACACAATGAGAGGTCAAGAAGCCTATCCGACTGTAAGGGACATGGCTGATAGCACTGGGAGCTATCCTGCCCCAGATGAATTCATCGACAGCTACACAACTGCTCTTGAAAAGGAAAATCTATTTAGAAGAATCGCCACTGTGGTTAAGACCACATCTACAGAAGGGAAGATTCATGCGGTTACTTCTACCGGTACGGCTGCTTGGGTTGGTGAAAACATTGCTATCCCAGAAAGCGCCGATACCGTTACACAATTCGCATTAGAATCTTATAAACTAGCAAGTTTGACAAGGTTGAAGCAATCCTTTGTCAGCGACAACAAGTTTGATTTAGAGAACTATTTGAAAAATGAATTTGCCCGTAGGTTTGGTAGAGAGGAAGAAAACGCCTTTATTTATGGGGATGGCATGGATGCCCCTACTGGCATTTTGCACACCACAGAAGGGGCACCAGTCGGCGTAACTGCGGCAGGAAGCGATGCCATCACCTATGATGAAGTGATCAAGTTGTACTTCTCACTTGATAAGCATTACCGTAAAAATGGGGTATGGGTTATGAATGATGAAACAGCTCTTTTCCTACGAACGCTGAAAGACACAAACGGAAACTACTTGTGGAATCATGCAGATAACACCATTCTAGGAAAACCGGTCGTCTATTCACCTTATATGCCGGGCATCGAAAGCGGAGAGAAAGCCATTGCCTTCGGTGACTTCAGCTACTATTGGATTATTGAGCGCCAGCCACTTGCGGTGAAGGCTTTAAACGAGAAGTACATTCTAGAAGGTCAGATTGGCTTTGCAGCATTTGAGCGACTAGATGCCAAGCTGATTATCCCAGAATCTATCAAACTACTTCAATTAGCATAATTGAAATAGCGGGTAGGAGAAGACGTTAATGTCCACACTCCTACCCGCTTCTTTTTAGTTTTCATCCTTTTTAGGTCTCCCGTGTTTAAAGGCCGCATTGCCGGTTAAGTTGCGAAGCAAGAACTTTCGAAGTGCCTTGTACTCATCCCCGATAAACCCTAGCCTTAAAAGAAAACATCTGAAGTCGTATTTCTCATTCTCGCTTTTCCTCGGTGTGGATGCAACTCTGTTTCGCTCAATTGCCATTTTGCATAAGGCTTCGATAAAATGTGTGTAATGGTTCACCTCATCACTGTTCTCTGTTTTGGGGAACCATGGAAGCTTTACTTTCACATCGTTTTCGATGATTCTCAAATCCATGGTGCCGATGGCCTTGCTGATGAGTTCTCCTTTGGCGTTTACAATCTTGTGCAAATTTTCGATGGCCTTCTCTGTAAACATGTCCCTTGGCATGGCTACTTCGATGCCGTCAAAGGCATTTCCACCGTAATTTGTGGGCATGAAACCTTGTTCTTCGAGCACCGTGACCATTTTGTCCACTTCCGCCGGGGTCATGCTGTCATTTAGTATAACCGCTCCCTCCCGGTCAACCACCAAGTCTCCTATTTCATAAGCACATGTTGGGACACCTTTATATTTGGGTATGGTGTTTAAGAACTCACTAATTGCCTGTACCAGTTCCTTTCTCCGTTGCCCTTTGACTTCATAAGTGATTTTGAATTCCATTCCTTATCATCCTTTCGTTTTTTGGTTACACCATATATCACTCTGAAGCCACAGAATAGCAAGTCATTTGTGTACGAAAAAAGAGACCATCAAAAGATGATCCCTGCTTCAGCTAATGCTATTCCTCATTTCGTTTACAATCTTTTGAAACCCTGTTAAATTTCCTTTTCCCAAAGTGGAATAGTAGTCTATGTGTTTTTGCGCTGCGTTTAAAGCAACTTCAAGTGAATCCCGGCCATAATCTTGCATTATACTTTCGAGCAAGAATTTGTTTGTGGCATTATTAAAAGCTCTTTTATATTCTTCACCATTCATCATAGCAAGAAATATCGTGATAAAAGCCTGTGCAGAACCTTCACTCATGCCTGTAGCTCTGTTAATTTCAATTTTCCCTTCATTTCTTGTTAGTTGTTCCGAATATACTTTTTTGGCTATTTCATAAGCGCCTTTACTCATCTCCATAGTAATCTTCAAAACTACCACCTCACCTATATTCTTATAGTTATAACATAACACAAAAAATGGTAGCTGAGTTTTAGCAAATTTATCGGTAAAACACTTTCTGTTAATATCTTTTGATTAAGTGTGGTTGCAATGTGATCATTGAAATAAACCAATCCAAGACCCGCTATCTCAATGACTTTTATTCTTCTATGGCAGTGTACCGTGGGTATTCATATCCTTCTGTGTTTACTAAAACCCGCTCACCAGTTTCCACATTCTTAACTCGGATGCAGCGAAGTTCACCTGATGCATTGCTACCGCCATCAGTTCTTTCTATCCAAGGTTGTTCATTAAAAAAGTCGCTGCAAAATTTCTTAAACTCGTGATCACTTAATTCTACCTCTCGGGTGACTGTGTAGTCTGAACCTCTTACGCCTCTTTTCTTCGCATTCTCCGTAGCTTCTCTCAATTCCTTGATATCAGTAAACTTTCGACCAAATAATGCCTTCATTGAAACACCTCCTGCATTTTCACTATTACATACATCACTCAATTTTGCGAAAACATCAAGTCGATTACCTCATTTTATGGGCCAAAAATGGCATTAAATCAAGGTTTTAACAGGTAATTTAATAGCAAAAACATATACTATCAGACGAAACAAAAATAGCCACATAACCCGCAAACCCTTTAATATCAAGGTTTACAAGGCTATGTGGCTCTATTTTGGCACTTTCAGGGTACCCCCCCTATCGAATTATGCGATTTTTCGCGTGTGGTTGGGGCGCGGTCGCCATATTGATAGTTGTAGAGATTTGACCGCCCCTTCGGAGTTCTTCGCCATCAAAGCCACCAATCCTCCCATGTAATCACACCCGTGTAAATAATATTAATTTTTAATGCATAGTATATTTGTACTATGAAGCAACAGTACCTTTAATAAATAACAGCTATAAATTCAACTAAACTCCGTTTGTTTAATATGAACCAGATTTTCTTATCCATTACTTTCGGTGTCAGGTTCAGGTTCTGCGCAAGCACAATCATCACCACAGAAACAACCCGAAAGAGAGAGTGTGGATACTAATGTCAAAGAAAAAATATATTTTTTTATCTAAGAAAACCTTCTTATTTAACAATTTATTTCTAAACTCATTTGCCACTTTATTAAGTACATCATTTCACATTTCCACCATAATCACGCCATTTTACCGTAGAAAGTCAACCGTGAACATAAGAAATATGAAAATATTCAATCGAATAAAATACCGATTATTTTTTATTAAAATTTTGCAAATATTAATTTTGCATCATCTGAAGAAGAACCATGGTCAGTATTATCGTAAGAAATTGAAATAACCTCACCTTCTTTTAAGCTGACAACTACATCATCATTAGTAGCAGTATACATTTGATCTCTGCTCTCACCATTTTCATCGTTATATATTGTAATGCTCCATCCTAAATTATCAAATTCAGGATTTAATTTAACATTAGTTGAAAGTTTATAATCTCCAGGCATGATATCTCTTCCAACTATAAACTCACCTATACCTAACTCATTAGAAGGTTCAACCTTTTCAGGTACTGCATTAAATTTGACTTTAGAAATATCGCTAAATTCAAGAGTATCACCTTCAAAAAGTATCATTCGTATTTTTGAAGGATATCCTCCAGTATTTCCTTTTGCTCCTCCAACCCAATTTATGAATAACGAAGAAACAGAAGAACGGTCACCTAATATATTTCCAGAACCTCCTGTGATTTCTAAATCATAAATACCAGGTGTAACTTCTTCATTTTCGCCAATTACTATATCACCTGTAACATAAAGCTCTTCTGTTTGGGTAGAAAGTGTTGCAAGTTGATTCAAAATATCTAGAGGTGCATACTTCTCTTCGGATTTATCCTCTGTGGTGTTTTCAACTTTTTGTACTTTGTTTTGAGTATCTTCTGTAGATCCACTTGGCTCTTTTTGGAGTTTAACCTTTGTAGTCGTCCCCATAACGGAAACCTCATAACTTAATACTTCATTTTGGTATGTCATAGTTTTAGTATCATCCGAAGATGCAAGCATAGCACTATCAGTTTTGCTATGGTCATTTTTTGAATCCCATGTAAAAGGTTCGTCAGCAGTTGTCGGAGCGATAAAAGAGCCAGCCCAATAAAGTGATTTTGTGTCGCCGTTATCACTTACCCAGTATATTTCAATCATATCGCCACTTATTGTAGCGGCTTGATAAGAGTCTTCAGATTTACTATTTGATTGTTTCCATTCTCCAATTAAGTCTGGCATTTGCTTTTCAGTGGTTTTGAGTGTGGAGCTACACCCAGTAAATAGCGTTATGAGTAGAGTCAGACAAAAGGTAATAATTGTTAGTTTTTTCATTTTGCTATCCTCCTAATCTTCATTAATCCAAGTTTACCAAAAGTTTGTTGCTATCTATGTTTGAATTTATTGTCCATGACAGTTCTAAACTTGAATTTCCAAATTAGTATAATTATTTTATCTTGATAAATTGTATTAACCATTTTTTATCTACAACATCATTACTTCTTTCTTCTTGAGGTCGAATTCTTCTTGAGAAAGAATTCCAGCATCCAGCAATTCTTTTAACTTTTTTACAATTTCAATTTGTTCATCTAATGACATTGCATTCTTAATTTCGGCTTGTGGACTTAGATTTTGTGCCATATTCATTCCGAATATCGTACCTGCGCCATCACCGAAGCCATGATTTTGTATTCCTTGAGCAATTTTCTGTTGTGCGCTTATATTTGATGCTTTTTGTGATACATCGTCATAAGCCTTAATATTCATCTTGTTTGATGAATATTGTTTGACAAGTTCACGAGATTCAGAGGAAAACTCGATATTTTGAATGCCAACCTTAACGATTTCAAATCCGAAACGCTCTTTCCATGTACCGGCATTTACAGAATCTGTAGAAATTTTAGAAGCAATTTCATTTGCTTGTGACGGTAACTGAGAAATTCTGTATATGGTGGACAATGAATTTAATGCAACTGAAAATGACTGTAAAAACTCAGAAAATATTTGTGCTCTAGCTTCCTTATTATCAAACGAATAAAAAGTAACGTTAGCTGGTACATAATTTTTTATAAAAATTTCCGGATTGCTAATCTTTAGAGAAAAGGTACCATATGCTACTATTTCAAGGTCGGTTCCATAAAATAAGTCATTGTATACCAACGGACCCTTTGTTCCAAACTTGATATTTCTTATTTCTCGAAGATTAACAAACGCAATTTGGGTTTGAGATGATGTTTGTCCGCCATAACGAATTCTATCTTTAACTTGGTTAACAATTGCACCTTTGAAACTGTTTCCATTAAAGATACTTTCTTCACCATTTTCATATACATATCCACCAGGTGTTGTAATAATTTCCTCAATTCCAGATTGATTAAAAATGAATGCTGCCGTATTTTCTGGTACAAATATTTTTGAGCCTTTCGAAATCACCGCAACAGAGCTGCTTGTATTGGATCCTCTGCCATTGTTTGTCTTCTTTAAAATGCCCGGACTTACCACAGTATGTTCGTCAAATGGTCCGGCAGTAATAATATCTTTCCATTGATCAGCGAAAGTACCCTCTATTGCCCCCGTAAATGCTTGCATGATACCCATGACTTGTAAGACCTCCCCTTCTATAATTGTTGATCCGTATCACAGTAATCGCAGTGAACTACCTGTCCTTTTATTCCGGAAATAGGTGCACTACACGAACTGCACTTCTTAGCAACCTTCTCGTTTATAGTTTCATTTTGTTTATTCTGTTTTACACCAAAAGCATCCATAAATACGTCGACTGTACCTTTCAAAACTTCAGCTGCTTTTCCAACTCCCGGAATCGAACTATTTCTTAACTCGTAAATATTTTCAGTACTTCCTGTCACAGTATGATTGATGCTGTTTGCCATTTTCTTTACTTCATCTTCACTCTTGTTGATAAATTCAAATGTTGCTTGACCATTCTTAAAGAAAATTATTAATCTCGGATTCTCTCCAATTTTCTTTTCAGATTTCACTTGAGCCTTACCATTAAACACTTTAATAGAGTGTAAAGGATATTGCTGTATGTTTTTTGCCTTACCAATCAAATTCTTTGTATACCAGACTAAATAAAGATTGGTAAGCATTAATTCTCCGCTTATTAAAGAAAACATCGATTTTTTATGTATAACCTGATCGACTTTCTTGATTACCACTTCATCTGGTTGCAAACTGTAACTTTCCATAATATTATTCTCCTATTCTCCATAATTGTAAAATCTATGGATCGTATGGGTTTGGTTTAAAGAAATGAGTTTTTAAATCAAAAAACACACCTATTATTAGCCATTCTACCCTTCATTCTTCAATAAGCTTTATCTTATTTCAGTAGAAACTGGCTCAAGCAAGAAAAGCCCTGAATTTTCATTGTATTCTTCCACTACAGCTGTAATATGAAGATTTTGTCCCATACCAATAGTATCTGGGATGTTAGAACCAATAAGATTTAAATCAGAAACAATATTTACATCCTCGAACTGAAAATTAGGTCCACTAAAAGTTGTTTCACCATAATCACCAGCTAAAATTAAAATGTTATATCTTGTTTTATAATTCCCATGTTGCATCATATTTGCGATATATCCATCAAATTCAATGGTTCTACCTGCATATTTTTTTGCAAATTCATCGATGATTTGGTCAGCTTCATTCTTCACAGCCAAGACAGCTGCAAAATCTTCATTATTTTCTACTGTTAATATTTCCTGAGCGCTTTCGGCAGATGTATCATTGGTTGATTGGGCATCTGTCTCAGAACTGTTTTCATTGGCAGGTTCGGTGTCACTTTTCTCTTCTTCTGAAAATGTGTGATATGTAATGACTACTTCTACGTCGTTAGAGTACCATACATCTGGCGAATAATCTTTATCTCCATCAACCGAAACAGATTCAACTTCGCCATCTTTTGTCAACCAACCTGTTATTAAATCTTCTAGCTTTTCTGTTTTAATGTTCTCGAATCCTTTTCCCTTAAAATCATTAATAACCTCTTGGTAATCTCTACCTTTTTGTATGCTTGAACCTGATGGTGTTTTTGCTTCACCTTCATGTCCATTTGAGTCTCCAGAACACCCTACTAATGTAATAATAATACAAGCAATAAAAATACTAATTATATTTTTCATTTTGCTCCTCCTCGTCCTCATACTTAAATCATACCAGAAGTTAAATAATTTTTGTTACTATTTTCCATACTTATATCAAACTGATTTTGCGTAGTATTTAGGCTACTTCGTAATATAGAATTACTTCTAAATCTCGTTCGATTGTTGAACCAACCTACCCTCTTCATTTTATTGTGGACATTTTAATAATTAGTTGTTTTCACAAAAACAACCTATACTAATAGAAGGAAATAAGGACACTTCCAAAGAGCTAACAGAAAGTGTGGAAAGATCTGCTTTGTATGATATTATTCAGTTTTGTTTACTATCTTTAAACACCAAACAAACACCAAACCAAAATCAAAATCGCATAAAATCGCGTGTTTTCGCCTTTTGTGCCGTATCAGTGTTAATGTTCTCGAAAAAAATTCCAATCCCTAGACCCTTGAGCTCACGGATATATTTCAAACAGTCCAGAGTGTTTCTTGCAAATCTAGAAATGCTTTTAGTCAAAATATAATCAATTTTCCCTTCAATACAATCGTTTATCAAACTTTGAAATCCTAGCCGCTTCTTTGTTGAAGTTCCGGATATCCCTTCATCACAGTATACTTTTACCAACTCCCAGTTTGGATTGCTTTGAATAAATTCCGTATAGTGAGCAACCTGGAGCTCGTAACTTCCCGCTTGGGATGGGTCATTTGTAGAAATCCTTGCATATGCGGCTACCCGCTTTTTTACACCGCCTGCATTGGGTTCATTTCGTCCTGTCCTAACTTTTGCAGGTATAACCCTAACTTTAGGTGAACGTATTTCACTCAATTTTGTTCCACTCCTTTAAAATTCCACTTCTATATTCTCCCCGGTCACAAATGTGAAAGAAAATAGAAAAGGTGATAGTGCCTTCACACGTATCACCCATGCTCTCATACATTCGATTTCATTTAATTCTTCCATTAAGCTATCAAAGGATATACTTGTAAAAGACATGTTTCTTAGTTTTTCAAGTACGTTTTTTCTTAATTCCGTATCGGCTTCAATAAGATTCCACCACTCCTCTTTTTCCTTTATTTCTAGCTCTGTTGCAATCCTCATAGATCTTAAGTACTCAATTTTCTCATCTTTCCCTTCAAGGAGTGCATTACTCTCTTCATAAAGGGTTTTTTCCAGTTTAATGCGAAGTTGGTTATATTCGGCATCACCTTTTATTTCGATGTTATTTATATCCTTCATCATTTTAAGGATAGTTTTTCTTGGTTCCTCATCTTGTTCCGTTGGCTCATACTTTGCTTTTAATGCCGCTAACATTGCTGAATGAACATATTCCTCTTTAATGCCTTCCATCGCGCAAAGCTCATGGCTCTTAGTTCTTTTTCCACATCTCCACGTAACTACCCCTCTACATATGAACCTTTGCAAGTTTCCACCACATTTTCCACATACAATTCTGCTAGATAAGGGGTATCTATTCCTTTTCCCTTCCTTACTTGGCTTAGCTCTTTGCTTCAGTTTTTCTTGAGCTCTTTTAAAAGTTTCCCTATCCACAATTGGTTCGTGATGATCACTGATTAGGTATAAATTTTTCTCGCCCTTGTTTTTTATAGATGCGTGGCTTATGTGATCCTTACTATAAGTTTTCTGCCCCAGAACATCGCCAACATAATTAATATTTTTCAGCATTTCCCTTATCGCTGTTCCAGACCACTCATTCTTGCCTTTAATAGTTTTATAGCCTTTTCTTATAAAGATTCTAGCAATCTCTGGTGGTGTGTACCCTTCAACACATAGTTCAAATGCCTCTTTCACAATACCTGCTTCTTCTTGATTAACTATCCAATTTTTATATTTATCTTGACCATACCCAAGTACACGATGAAACTTTGGCTGCCCTCTTTCCAGCCGTTTGACATTAGCCCATTTGATATTTTCGGAAATACTGCGACTTTCTTCTTGAGCCACTGCCGCCATCATCGTTAATATAAACTCGCTTTGCATGTTCTCGGTATCAAGATCTTCTTTTTCGAAGATTAATCTGACCCCATTCTCCTTCAACATTCGAACTGTCTCCAACGTATCCAGAACATTTCTCGCAAAGCGGGAAACACTTTTGCAAAGAATCAAGTCTATTTTTCCTTCCAGTGCATGTCGAATTAATCGGTTAAATCCAGAGCGGCTTGAAGTTAATGTCCCACTTTTTCCGTGATCCGTATAAATTCCTACCATTCTATAATTTGGGTTTGAACGAATATGTCTAGCATAGTAGCTAGTTTGATTCTCCAATGAATCTTCCTGTTCATCCGAGAGGGTACTAACTCTCACATAAGCTGCTACCTTCAAAGGTTTTAACTGCACTTCAGTTCCTTGCTTTGTTAGTAGGTAATTTGATGTAAACTCACTTAATTCTCCATTGTCTGTCAATGTTTGGCCAAACAAGGTTTCTCCCATTTGACTTCCTCCTTCCTTCGTTCTACCTGATTATTAAGGTAATAGTCATTTAACCATTCAATCAGCCTAGTTTTAAAAAAACATTGCTGAAACCCGCATGGTTAAAAGGTTTTCAGCTATTTGGGTTACAGTATATATCACTCAAACTGGGGTATATAGCAAGAGAATAATTAGATAAATTCCATTAAAAAAGGACCGATATGTCCGTACATACCAGTCCAAAATAGCAAAATTATTTTCATTGATATCTAATAAAAGCATCAGGAAATCCAGCTGATTTTACTTTTTTCAAAAGTGCCTCAGCATTATCTTGATCAGCAAAAGCTCCTACCTGTACCCGATAGTATTTCTGCGCTCCACTTGGTTTTGCCACTCCTTGAGCAAAGCCTTTGATGATTATAAGGGCATCCTTATCAATCCAACTCATAATACCCGCAGATTTTACCCCAGTCTTTTTATTCACTTTCTTGCCAAGGAGTACACAGGTCTTACCCCCTTTTACAACAGGCTTCCCATTTGAAACAACCTGTGACACTTCATGATATGAATCAGTTTTTACCCAAGTAGGAATGGTTGCCCCACCGGGATAATAGGAATTGGCTGATGCTTTTACCTCTACCAAATCCCCTACCTGAATCCCTGTAGGTAAATCCGGTGATTTATTTAAAGCTGCCCTCACTGCTGCCCGAAAGGAATCCATATTTTCTCCGTGCTTCGGGAACCAATGCATGACGTCCCCATGATTACTTGCAATTCCTTTTTCAGCTCCTTCTGAATGACAAATAATATCTTTCTCTGTTAAATCATATTGTTGGCAAAGCATCACACAAAGCTCCACGGCATTTTGCCAAGCCTTTCTAAAATAGGCCTCATTCTTTGAAACATTGTAGCCAACCATCGTAGATCCTTTCCCGTAAGAAAAACCACTCGGCTCACAAATTTCAAAGCCAATGTGCGTATTGTTCCCTGTTCCTCCGCAATGCCACCCTCGGTGATTCCAAGGCAAGTACTGCCACACCCCTTGATCATCAACAAAAGCATGAACAGCGACCTGCCTGCTTGTTTCACCAGCTTTGTAGGATTTATTCCACCGGCTAAACCAATCTGCTGCCATGACTCCTGGTGTTGCAGTGGAGTGGACCATAATTCCTCTTGGAATGATTTTCTTTCCCGCTGTGAAACAGTCATTTCTTGTCATAAACCTTGTGTTTAGTTTCATCCTAACCATTCTCCTTCTTATCCCTTAGCTGAGCTAAAATATCTTTAAGCTTTTCAGGAATAGACAGTCCAATCCGTGAAGCATTTTCGACAATACTTATCCCTTCATTTGAAAGATAAAAAAAGATGACAGCTGTGCGTATTGCACTACCGTCACCGATAATCTTGCTATCAATAATATGGGCAACTCCTACTAGGAAGAAAATCAGTACTTTCTTAAAGATGCCTTTTGCTCCAATTTCACTAGAAAGGTGTTTTTCAATAACCGCACTCATAAGACCAGTAATGTAATCAATGATTACAAAAACAATAAGGGCATATAAGAATCCATCATAGCCACCAAGAGCCCACCCAAACCAACCACCCAACGTTGCAATAACTACCTGAAAATAGTTCCATATTTCTTTCATTTTTATGTTCCCTCCCGAGAGATCATTTATCTATTAAAAAAGAGCCAGTCCTATAAAACTGCCTTCTTGTTGTAATACCTTTATTAATACTGCGCATAATACACATACCCACTCGCCTTCACATAAAATCCATCTCCCGGAACATAGATTGCTCCACCAAAGGTATCTGAATTGGTTGTTGTAAAACCGGGCTGCTCGACCCCTTCCCATGTTAGACCATCAACAGACACATATAGCATGCTTTCCATAAAAAGAGCATATTTCCCCCAATCTTGCATCCAGATGATGTTTTGTGGATTAGGGATACGGTTATCAGCCAAATCTCCAACATGAGAAAGGTTGGTTTCCGTAATCTCAGTGGCGTTGTCATTCATTACGCAGAGTTTCACATGAAAGACACCGCTCACATAACGATATTTCATCACAAACAGTTTATTGTTAATCGAGCGAATATACATATAATGTGTTTCATTTAAATCTTCTGGAATGGTTGTCGTCCATGATCCTGGGGTTGCTGAACTTGCGATAGCGATAGACTTATCACCACCCACAATGCCGATAAAGTTCCCTTGGTGTGCTGTCATGTAGCTAAAAATCGGTACAGAAGTTCCATCAGCCCCCACTAATGTCCATGCTGTTCGATCCATTAATGAATCAAAGCTGTAATAGACAGGCGACTTATAGTACCACCAACTAACAACCCCAGAACCTCGGCTGGTGTCATAGGCTCCTGTCGTCATAGAATTTTGGGCCCCTTGGCAATAACCCGCATTATACCAAGTGATACCATCAAAGGAGGCAATAATATTCGCCAATCCTGTAATTTTAGCGAGAAACACACCATCACCTGCCCACAAGATAACAGGTGCTCCATAGCTCCACCATGAGACACTAACCACTGTCCATTGCTTAGTGGTTTGATCAAAATAGGACATATACGGTGTTTTCGCATGATAAACAGCAATCTGAGCGTTTCCATTATCATGCACATCTATTTGCGTTTCACTACCGTATTGTGTATACCCAAAATCCGAGTAGTATTTCTTTTGCCAATTTAAAGTGGGTGTAGGAAGAATGATGCTGCCCCTGCCGCCAAAAGCGGTCCAAATGGCTACTGTATTATTAAAATTCCGTTCATAACTCATGAATTCCTCCTCCGTTTGAGTATAAAAATCCCCCCCTAACCAACTGAAATAATGAGGGCATTTCCAAATGAATTACTTACTCGTATGGGCAAGTGGCTGCAACAAGTAAATTTTTGATTGCAAGTTAAATGCTCCTATAGAAATGGTTAACTTGAATTCATTTTATTGAATATGGTAATAATAAGAGAATCTTGTATTTAGACAAGCGCATCACATAGGTACTGTGATAAAATTTTTATATACATCGTTTTACCTTGTTCGGAGGATTATTATGGTACCTTTTGATAAAATTTGGTATAGCATTGAAAATATTTATAAACGTCATGGATTGAGCTTTAGCTTAGCAAAAAAATTACACGAGTATGATGACGATTTATTTAACACGATTATAGAAGAGAAAGATAAACTTATTGTTGATACTTTAGATGAAATCATGCACTTAGAAGAAGACATGAATAATATCAACCAAGAAGTTGATTTCTTATATCGCTACAAAACAGAAAATTCTATCCAAAATAAACTAATGAATCAAACACAAGTCAGACAACTTTATAAAGTATGTAATGACATTATTGGGTTTAGATTCATAATAAGAACAGATTCAGATGGGCTGTTAGAGATTGCGAATAATTTTGCAGAAAGTTGCCCTTCCGATAATATTGACTGCCATATTCATGACCAAAGAAGCGGAAAGAGTAACGATGATGGGTACAAAGGCATCCATGTTAACATTAGAATGAAACATAACTTTGCTTTCCCCATTGAAGTCCAATTTTGGACACGACCAGACGCATTGTTAAATGACTATCTACATGATAATATATATAAAACTCAAGATGATGAATTCTTAACTGATTATGCAGTTTCACTAAGGCAATGGTTAGAAAATGTTCCTTCTGCTCCAGGAGATATTGGAACAAAATCTTATGTTGACTATTTATACGAAAAAGCTTATTCGATTGACTTTGGATATGAATTCTAATAAAACATTCCAAAAGAAAGGGTGGTAATAATGAGTAAGGTTTACATTTGTTCAACACACCGTGGTACTAAAGCAAAAGTTATTCTGGAATTATCGACAAGTGCAGAAGCAAAACAAGCTCTTCAACGGATCAAAAGTGTAAATCCCAAAGTGAGCCTTGGTGTTTACGGATCAAGAGATTTAGCTACATTTAAAAGAACACAACGGACTTTTAAAGCCTCTACATTAGTAAAATCCGTAGCTGATTTTGTTGATGCCATGGACAAAAAAGAAATAGAGACTGTTTAATTCACCTAAAGCAGCCAGAAATACTATATAAGCAAGTTTTCTTTTCCCGCTGCGGCTTTTTTGCAGGTCTGGAAAGTCATACAGATATTAAGATAACTTCCCTCGCTACCAATGATGCAGGGCTAAGTTATCTTTTATTTTGCAATCATTATTACACTGCACATCATTCCACCTTTTCAATTGCTGTAATTCTTCCACTGCTATCTGTCGTGTAATTATAGCTTGCCGTTTCTCCATCCACATACGTCACTTCAAACCTTGTAGTATCTACCATTAGTGTGGAGACTTCCTTCAACAACAATTCTGAAAAAATATCCTCTAAGGTAATACTTGTGATTCTACCGTTCGTATCTGTTGTGTAGGAATATTGTGCATGATATTGATGGGTATCCCCTTTTTCTACTTCATATGTGACGTTAATAAAGCCCGCATCAATGGAGAGTTCCTTTACAACCGTGTACGAAACTTCCAGCTGATCGACTTGATATTGCAGTCCATCTACAGAATTCCCAACTTGATTCAATGAGCTCTCCACGGTGTTTAACGAATTTTCTATTCGATAAAACGTATTTGAAATGCTCGGCCTGTAGTTTCCCACCTCCACTCGGATATCATAGCGATAAAAGGGATTGTATTCTAAAGAAATAATCCTCGTTTTCACATCAATTCCTAAAGGTTTAAAAACAATGTGCACATGATCGCCGACTGATAAATTTTGCAGCTTAAAAAAGGAAATATGGTACGAAGAAGCATTTTCTCTAGAGTCATGAGAAACAGAAACATCCGTCACATTTTTTGTATCCATTACAGGTATATAATCCAGGCTGCCACGGTGTTGTCGAATATTGATCTGGTAGCCATCGTATTCGATTTCACCACCGACAATCGCAATATACTGCATGAGAGCCGCTCTCCTTGTGACCTCCTGGTTAATCTTCATCGTACAGCTTTCTGTAAATTCAACCATTCCAGCTGAAAAAGGCGTCCCCATAAGGAGCTGATTCAAACCAGTTGCCGGGTCACCTGTAAAATCAAAAGTATCTATTTTATATATCTCATCATTCAAAATGTATGACACATGTTCACATGTCACCGAACAAATAGGTAAGCTGCTCTGAAGCGATTTATTGATTTGAACAATTTCAAAATATTGATTGTTTAGCTTGGCCAGCTGCTTTGTTTTTAGAGCGAGGGCAGACTTGGCCAGAACAGTAAAGGATAGAATAAATTCGCCTTCAAGTGTTTCTCTGACATTCGCTGTCATGACCTTACGAATTGTTTGAATGAGCGTGTTCCCCGCATAAATTTCAATCACCAATCTGCCCTCCTTTTACGAGCCAGCGATTCCTAAATTTCTAACAGTGACCGTGTTCTGATTCCATTGAAGCTGTGCAATAATTCGAGTTAACACATTTCCATCGATGGTCAAGGGAATCGTAACATCAAATGCAGCAGCGCTATTTCCACCCTCTACACCACTCACCACACTATTCATGTCTAGGTTAAAATCGGTCGGAATCGCTCCCTCCATATCCTTTTCGACATTTCGCATAGCGTCTGTAAACCCTACACCAATTCCTGCCCCCATGTTCTCACCAATTCCTGCAAATACTCTTGAAGGAGAGTGGATTCCGAGGATACCTTTGACACTACTCACAATGCCACCAACAAAGTTGCTAACCTTTTCTTTGATCCACCCAACCATCGAAGCAATTCCATTCCAAAGACCTCGGACAATGTTTACTCCAACCTGTCCAATTGAAACGGCGGCCTTTCCGATTCCAACTAGAATGGCAGAAACAATAGCTGGTAATTGCGCCACTAGTTGAGGAATAGCCCGAATAAGTCCTGCTGCTAATTGAATAATAAGTTTAATCCCCATTTCGACAATTTTTGGTAGATTGGCTGTAATAAAATTGATAATCGTTGATATCAAAGTTGGCAAAGCTTCGATTAATCTAGGTAAAGCATTAATTAGCCCTACCGCTAGTCCTTCAATAATTTTAAAAGCCGCCTCTAAAACCTTATCGAGGTTATTCAGGATGGTTTCTACAATTAAAAGAATGGCTGCAACAATAGAAGGAATGAGATTCGGTAAAGCTTCTCCAATTCCAGTCGCAAGCGTAATAATCATGGTTAAAGCTGCTTCAACCAAGGCTGGCAAGTTAGCAAGAATTCCTTCTACTAATGACAAAACGAGGTATAATGCCCCCTCTGTTATCTGAGGAAGTGCTTCGATAATCCCTTGAAGCAATGTCGTGACAATTTGCATAGCTGAATCGATAATGGTGGGAAGATTATCAATAATCGCTCCCGCAATCGACATGATAATTTGAAGCCCTAATGTCACCAACTGTGGAAGCTGTGAAGCGATTAAATCGGTTATTCCCCTCACGGTTTCACCAATAACCTCTGAAATTTTACTGAAATCCCCTTCCGCTGCATTGATACCATTCGTAAGATTCGAAAATAAGTCCGTTATCCCTGATGACACTTCACTGACAGCAGGTAAAAACACCCCTTGTAAGGAACGCTTCACCCCTTCAAGCCCCTCGGTTAGGTTGTCATATTTCACTTCTTTGATTTGATTCAATGCATCCCCACTTGCAATAGTGCTATCTTTGATGCCTGCAAGAACAGGTAGTACATTGGCCTCCAAATCTTCAAACTGCGTACCGAATAGCTGAACACCAATCGTATTTTTGAGGAGCGGATCTTCAATTTCCTGTAGCTTTTCAACCACAGTGAAAAAAGCAGCATTCGCGGTCTCTCCACCTTCAGCAAACTTGCTCATCATCTCTTCTGCATTGAGCCCCAAAGCCGTGAAGGCTTCTATACTCGTTTTACTTCCGTCTTTGGCTCGGATATTAAATTCCTTTACCGCATCCCCGACCTTATCAATACTAAATGCTCCACTTTCAGCGCCAGCAACTAAACTAGCAATAAACTCATCGGCACTTAACCCGAGTGATGCATATTGAACGGAGTATTCGTTCAAGGTATCTAACAGGTCGCCATTTTTGTCGGCCCCATTTTGAGCACCAGTTGCAATAATGTTGTAAGCTTCATCGGCGGAAATCCCAAAGTTTTTCATAAGAGCACCTGCAGCTCTGGCTGATTCTTGCATATCAAAGCCAAAAGTATCCCGCAAAGCAAAACCGGACTCAGTGGCTTTTTCTAACTCTTCACCCATGAGTCCGGTTATCTTTTGTACTTCAGAAATTCCAATAGCCACATCCTCCAAGTTGTCACCAAAATTGTGCTTGTACACGTTTTGAGCAACCTTACCTAATTCCTCAAGCTCTGCCCCGGTAGCACCTGTGGAGGCGGAGATCTGATTGACCGCCATATTGTACTCATCACCAAGTTTAATCAGGCTTGCACCAGCAGCAACTGCGGCAGTACCAATGGCGGCTACGGCTGCCCCAATCGTTACCCCAATTCCTTTTAAAACACCGCCCAACTTTTCAAAACGACCAGAGGCATTCTCTGTTTGGTCGGCGGCATTTTGTACCTCATCCGCAAACTGCTCTGCCTCATCTTCAGCCTCATTAAACCCCTCGTTCAGCGTTTGAATGGCTTGGTTATTATTATCAAGCTCCTTCTCCATCTTCATTAATTCGGATTTCGCATTATTCAGCTGAATCTGCCAGTTTTGTGTTCGTCTGTCCGTTTCTCCAAATGATTCAGCAGCATTTCTAAGAGCAGCTTCTAATGTTTCGATTTTTTCTTTCTGAGCATCTACGGACTTGTTCAGCACTCCGTTTCTAGTAGTCAAAGCTTCAAGAGATTGATCTTGCTTATCAAATTGAGCGGCAACAAGATTCATTTCACTGCCTAGCACCTTGAAATTCCGGTTGATATCCCTCAACGCATTTTTAAAATCTTTCTCCCCTTCAACACCGATCCGAAGCCCGAAATTATCTGCCACGACTCCACCTCCTCTCTTTTTGGGCATAAAAAAAAGAAACCCTAAATTATAATGGGTTCCATTAGTACTACTTACCTTTTCTTGAGTTTAGTACTCTTTCTGCATTAATAATTCTTTCTGACTTACTAAGTTTCAAATCATTAGGAACATTTGTATGTCTAATCTTAGTACGTGGAGATGATATGAGCTTTTTAGCCGCTTCTTCATCTAAAGTAAATTGTCCAAAAAATGATTCTTGAGGCATTTTAATCCCTTCCTTCATTTTTTGATAACAGTATAACTCTAGAAGGAAACTTACCTCAACAGGTATTGCATCTTTAATTTGCTTTCATGCTTTAATGGCTTTTGATTTGAGCATGAATGCAAAAGTTAAATCCCCACCGGAATCACATCATCAATGAAGATTTCCTGCTTTGGTTTGGTTATTCCTGTAAACTGCTTATGGCATTCCCATAAATCCAATAAATACCCCATGGGCATAAGCCACACTTCTTCTTCACACCTGTTTAATTGGGCAGTTCCATAATAAATAAGTCGGATAAACAATTCATCATCGCTTACCCGACTTCCACGTTTTTTGATGGCTCACTCTCAATATGTCGTTTAGTTCCTTTCAACATGCTGGCCATGATCGCATTTTTGTACTCTGCCAACTCAAAAGGAGTGGTCAATAATTCCACATCCTCCTCTGTCAGCAGCTCTTTCTTCGCATCTTTATTTCGTAAATTATGAATGAGAATCGACTGATTTGCTAATAAGGTTATGAGCCAGACGATTTCATCTAGTGCAAGTTCAAAGTCTTTCGTGTTCATCAGCTTGGCACCAAGATTCTCAAGGCCACCATAGCGTTTCGCGATTTCTTTCGTGGCCTTTGTGGTTAAAATCAATTTATATTCCGTACCACCAATATCAATTACAGCACTTCTTTCTTCTGCTGCAAAATCAATATCTAATGGTGCCGTCTCTACAGTTTTATTACTCACTTTTCATCATCCTTTCCAGCCTATGATACCGTCACGGTCGCTACAGTCGTGGTAACACTATTAGCACCAACAGAACTTAACACGCAGTAATAATAATAAGTTCCTGCTGTAAGATCAGTTGGGATGTCAAAGCTGGCTGATGTTTCCCCATTGATAATGGTTCCACCGACTGTACTATCCACCGAGTTTTCATACCACTGATACGTGATTGGATTGCTGGTGTTAGTCGTTGCAACCACCGATAAACTACCAGAAATACTTCCTGCCACCACTTCCGTTAAATCAGCTGGCTGAGTTGTAATGGTGATGGTTGGCGTTACGGGTGAAAAATCCGGCTCGTAAACGGTGGAAAACCAATTTGTAATGGTTTCTTGAGATACGCCATTATCCCCTTCCGTCACTTCTGCCTTCCAAGGATGCTTGTTTTCTGCATCCAGTTTGTTTCGTCTAAAAACCGTTCCTTCTATGGTGGGACTACTAAAGGTAATCGATTCACCTTTGGTCGCAAGGGAAGTTGTAGGAATGCTAAAGATAACGCGATACAGCCAAAAATATCGATACTTTCCGTTTGATTTCTTTGCACGAAACCCAACTGCGACAGGCTTTCCACCATCCTCACTCCTCGATATCACGACATTATTACTATCAATTTTGCTACCTGTTAAATCCTGGGCTACCAGCGGGCCAATATCATCAATTCCAAGAGTTAACGTGCCGCTATTAAACTCTTTCACTACTTCTGCTGCCCCGTCATCCGCATACAGAATGGCTTCCATCAGCTCGACACTAAGTTCGGCAGTCATGGCTTTTGCCAAGATCTTAGGCGTTCCATAAGTTTCATCACCATTCTCATCTTCCGTGATGTTGGCATAAAACAATCGATCCAATCCTATCGTTGCCATTTACTCATCCTCCATTTCATATTCTTTCAAAACATCTATTGCATAATGATGGTACTTCGTATCATGTTCAAACCCGATATATTGCCGGTCTGTGATAGTCATGCCTCCAGCTAGAAATACCTTTGTTAATTGTTTTTTCAATGCCTGGTAATTTCTTTTCGTAAAAAGTGAAAGTCTTGCTTCCTCAATAATGTTATGGGCCTGGTTGTCCGCGTAAAAATCCAATCGATCTGACATAGGAGTAATGACGATATATTCATCAGGAGGCTTTCCCGAAAAAACACCTGTTTCAATTGGAATGCCCACAGGTTCTAGCAGGTCCATGATGTCTTTTAAAAGACTCATAGTTTTTCAATCTCCTTCTCCAGCGCCTTTTCCATCGCTTCAACACAAGCTTTTCTTGTTGCTGATTTGGTTGGTTTTAACCAAGGCCTAGGAGGCTGTCCTGATTTTCCATACTCGAGTACGGCCGCCTTCAAGGCATTGGATACTCCTTTGCTGTCTTTTGTTGTCGGGACTCCTACTCGCAAATTCCAGTCTCCGTTTGCATTTTGCGTAGGCCTTGTCGTTTCAAGAGAGGCTAACAATTCACCAGTGGATTGAGAAGACTCTTTTGTTCCTTGTCCAATTCTAGCAGCTAAGTTTGTTTTTGCTTTCTGAATAACGGGCTCAGCCCCTTTTTCTAACACTCTTGGAACGATTTCATCAAAGCGATTGTTTAACTTGGAGATTCTTTCTAAAAACGCATCCGGCATTTTCACTGCTGCTCTTGCCATCCCATCACCCCTTCGATCCAGTTACTTTTTCAGCTAGTACCTCCACATATATGCCCCGCCCTTTGATATCCTCAACACTTAAAATGTTATAGCGTTCATCTTTGCAAACAATGATGAATTCAGTCGTAATATTGATGCCTCTAGGTTTTCTAAAACGAAAAAGAGAACTAGCCTCACTAAAGCTAGCCCTATTCTTCCACGCTTCACTTCCATGGCGATTTTCCTTATAAGCTCTCATAGATGTGACAAGCAGGTCTTGTTTGGATACAAACCCTTCTTCATCCCTGATGGATACATTCTCATATATTTCTATAAAGCTATTCATTTTCCCAAAGCTCATATGATCACGTCCCTATTAAGGCGGAGAAGCGTATTAACCACATTCCAAACTTGCTTACTCGCTTCCACATTATCCGCAAAAAAGCCGCCCGTGCTCCCATCCCGACTCTCATAAAAGTGGGAAGATAGCATGATGACGGCTTGTTCGGTCGTTGGACTCATTGGGTTTTCCGCATAAAAGCCCTCTGGTTTCTTTTGATAACTCTCCGCATAGGAAACAGCGGCGGTGATGAAGCTGTTAAGCAGAGTATCATCTTCGTTATGTTCTATGATCAGATTTTGTTTCACTTTTGAGAGTAAGTTCTCCATCACCGCTTACCTCCTATTGTGAATTCATTAAACCGGCAGCTTTTAACTTGGCTAATAGTGCATTAAAATCCACCACTAGCCCAGCGACATCCACCGCTGTACTATCCGCTTGGTTATCGGCTGGTTGGACTTCTGTACCTCCAAACAACAACTTGCCTTCAGAAGTAATTTCTAAAGTGCCTCCAATAACAGTCCTCTCGCCGCCTTGCTCAGTATAGTTTTTTACATTACTCATTAAGCCTCACCTACGCTTTCTGCTGAAGTACTTTAATTGCTTCAGGAAGAATTAACTTTCCATCTACCCGCTGCGATGCCTTAAACCCTACTTGTCCTGTTGCGGCATATAGTTCATTCAATCGTTGGAAAGAACGACCTTGGCGGTCAGCTACCCAGTAATACCCGAAGTCACCAAAAGCGATCGTCTTGGCTCCTGCAGCAACCGTTGGGACGTAAGCGGAAGTTTTCACCGGACGATTTAAAATCGTGTCTGGTTGTCCTGCCTGGATAGATGGTTGCCAGAGATATTGGCCATTGCCGTCTTTTAGCTTACGAATGAGTTTGATTGTGGCATCGTTCATAACAAAGATTGCCTTTTTACGATATGGCGATTTTAATGAATAGAATAAATCCATGATCTCATCCACAGTAATAGCAGTTGCTGATGCGGCTGTGATTCCAAGTTCAGCTCCACCGGTTGCATTAAAAATGCCAGTCGGCTTTCCGGTACCATCTCCCACGAAGAATGCTTCCTCTTCCTTGGCACCAATCCGTCTAGCAAATTCTTTTGCGATATAGGCTTCTAAATTAAAAACACTGTCGTTTAATAACTCTTCTGATACTTTAATCATTGTAGCTAACTTGTAAGCTCCAATGGAAACTTGACCAAAGCTGTCATCTGACTCAGGAATTAAACCTTCTTCATCCACCCATGATGCTGTTCCTTTGGATGCCACAACTGGAATTTTACGATCACCTGATGAAGTGGTGATGACCTTGGCTAAGGAACGGAAGATATTTTCCTCTTCTAGAGCTTCAATAAGCGTTCTTTCAAATTCATCAGGAGCAAGGTAACCTCCTTCAGAATCTGTTCCAATTTTTAAGGAGTTTTGTACGTCAAAACTGCTTTTGTTTCTCATCGCCTTCCAGAATGAATCTCTGTATTCATCAGTTGATCGTCCTGTTTTTTGCCCCTCAGTTCCTGTGGGTTTTGAGGTGATCGGATTGTTTAAAGGTTTGGATAGCTCCAGGTCAATGGCTTGTTGTCGTTCAAGACGGTCGATTTCTTTTCCGAGATTCACAACCTCCGCTTCCATCCTTTCATAAGTGTTCGTATCTTCTGCTGAAAGAATGCCATCTTCTCCTCTTTTTGAATCAAGAAATGCCTTGGCTGCTTCCCATGCCTTTGCTCGTTTTTCACGAAGTTCTAAAACTTTACTCATATTGTTTGTCTCCTCCTTAAAATTTCAAGAGTTCTAGTCTCTTGTCCAAAATACTGATATCTGTGCCTGTTTTCTTTTCCCTTTGCGGTAACTTGTGCAGGAATGAATTGACGACAGCCATTTGGCTATAAATCATTCCTTCCTCTGGTGAGGTTTCTTCACTTTCATTTTGAAACATGATGCCATCGGCGAATCCAAGTTCGACTGCCTTTTTGGAGTTAAACCAGCTCTCCGCATCCATCATGTGCGAGAGTTTTATCCTCGAAAGACCGGTTTTTAATTCATAAGCATTGATAATGCTCTCTTTTACCTCACTCAACATCTGGATCGCTTTCTTCATTTCAGCTGTATCCCCAAAGGCGATGGTCATCGGATTATGAATCATCATCATGGAGACTGGCGACATGAAAACCTCACTACCCGCCATCGCAATAACGGAGGCAGCACTTGCCGCAATTCCATCAATTTTTACTGTTACTTGGCCTTTGTAATCCATCAGCATGTTGTAAATTTGACTGGCTGCAAACACATCACCTCCAGGCGAATTAATCCAGATGGTGATATCGCCACCCTCATTCATTAGTTCTGACTTAAACTGTCTCGGTGTGACTTCATCACCAAACCACGATTCTTCAGCAATGACGCCATCAAGATAAAGGGTCCTGCCCTCTTCGTTCTTGACCCAATTCCAAAACTTCTTCAAGGTTTATCCCTCCTCATACTGTTCTGTCCAAGCACCTGCTTTTGACATATCTACAAAATTCCCATTCACTAAGTACTTGTTTCCACCCTGTTCTTCCGGGATTAAGTTCATCTCTTCCAGTTCGCGGATATCGTTCGCTGACATTACCCCGTTTTGCCGCATGATCTGATAGAATTGCGCTCTGGATCCTGCATCTCCTCTGAGCCGCCCATTTAAATTAAATTTAATAAAGTACTTTTTCTTGTCAGCCTCACTCAACAACGCCTTTTTCATGGACTGTTCGATTCGAGTGACCCAAGGCATGATCGTATTATCAATAAAGCTAATCGATTGGTGTTCAATATTGCTGAAGGTCGCTTTATCGAGATTTGCCACAAGATGAGGTGGCACCCGAAAGATTCGGCAAATCTCTTCTGTTTGAAACTTTCTTGTTTCTAAAAACTGAGCTTGCTCTGGTGGAATGCCGATACTTTGAAATTTCATTCCTTCCTCAAGGACTGCAATCCGATGGGCGTTGCCACTTCCTTGATACACCGCATTCCAACTCTCTCGGATTTTGGCAGGATCCTTCACGACACCTGGGTGCTCCAAAACACCTCCGGGGCTGGCACCATTTGCAAAAAACTTGGCTCCATACTCTTCAGTGGCAATTGCCATTCCAATCGCATTTTTGGCCATCGCAATCGGAGAGTAGCCTACCAAACCATCAAATCCAAGCCCAGGAATATGGAGGACTTCCTCCCTTCGAAGGATTGCGGTGCCCGTGTCCATTCGGTATTCATAGTAAAGTTCCCCGGTAGACGTTCGATCCACCGTCATCCGGTCAGGCAAAAGCGGATAAAGTGAAAGCACATTGCCTCTACCATCCCTAATAATCTGAGCATAAGCATTTCCCCATAATAAAAGATGACTCATCAGTGTTTCCCTAAACACGAACGAAGTCATCTCTGAATTGGGCTCATCATGGAGCTTGTAATATAAGCTGTGGTCCAGCGCTTTTTCCTTACCGTTATTGGTATACTGATAAAGATGAAGCGGAAGGCTAGCAATCGTCTCAGCTAGAATCCGCACACAGGCATAGACCGCTGTGGTCTGCATGGCTGTTCTTTCGTTGACCGCTTTCCCGCTTGTGGTCGTACCAAAGAAAAAGCTGTAGGTACTGCCAAAAAGATTATTTTGGGGGCTGGCCCTTGATTGAAATAGTTTTGATAAAAACGGTATTTTCATAGTTTCACTTCCTAAATTAGAGAATCAATATCCCTCGCCCATCATAAACACTCTCTCGATTTTCATTCCGAATCGCCCGGTCCAATGCCATAATCATTGCCACCGCACCGTCAATTCGTTCTGTACTTTTCTCTTTATCCGGCTTAATGTTGCCCGCCGGGTCTGTTTTCACAAAGATGTTATCCATCATCCATCGTAAAACCGGATTTCCACCGTGAACGATTCGTTTCTCAAGGGTAATTTTCATCAACTCTTTTGATGCTGGCGACATATCCTTATACCCTTGTCCAAATGGAACGACCGTGAAGCCCATCCCTTCTAGGTTTTGTACCATTTGAACTGCTCCCCATCGGTCAAAGGCAATTTCCTTAATGTTGTATTTCATTCCCAGTTCCTCAATAAATGCCTCAATGAATCCATAATGAATAACGTTCCCCTCAGTTGTTTTGATGTAACCTTGCTTTTCCCAAATGTCATAGGGCACATGATCTCTCCTTACCCGCAATTTCAGGTTTTCGTCGGGAATCCAGAAATAAGGGAGAACAATGAATTTCTCGTCATCTGTCCTAGGTGGAAAAACCAACACAAAGGCGGAAATATCTGTTGTACTTGAAAGGTCAAGCCCTGCAAAACATTCTCTTCCACGAAGACTATCAAGATCAATAGGATCGTCACAAGCATCCCACTTCTCCATCTGCATCCAGCGAGTGGATTGCTTCACCCATTGATTGAGCCTCAGTTGCCTGAAGATGTTTTCTTCGGCGGGATTTTCTTTTGCACTAATAAACGCATTTCTTACTTTCTCTATGTCAATGGTATGGCCAAGGGATGGATTGGCTTTATACCAGTTCTTTTCAGCAGTCCAATCATCATTATCATCAATTCCATAAATTACTGGATAAAAAGTCGGGTCAATCTTTCTTCCTTCTAAAATATCCATCGCTTTTTGATGCACTTCATAACAAATCGAATTTCGGTCAGTACCCGCTGTCGTAATCAAAAAGAAGAGCGGCTGGAGGCGAGCATCTCCAGAGCCTTTCGTCATAACGTCATATAGCTCTCGATTCGGTTGCGCATGCAGTTCGTCAAAAATAACCGCATGAACATTGAGTCCATGTTTCGTATAAGCTTCAGCTGATAGTACTTGATAAAAACTATTCGTTGGCTTGTAAACCAATCGCTTCATGGACATGACAGGCTTGATTCTTTTCTTCAGCGCAGGGGACTGTTCGACCATCTCTACTGCTACATCGAAAACAATCGAGGCTTGCTGCCGGTCAGAAGCACATCCATAAACTTCCGCTCCCCATTCACCATCACCACAGGTCATTAATAGGGCAACGGCTGCAGCGAGCTCACTTTTCCCATTCTTCTTTGGAATTTCAATATAAGCGGTGTTGTATTGCCGATAGCCATTATCCTTGACAGTACCAAAAATATCTCGGATGATTTCATCTTGCCAGGGGAGAAGATCGAAAGGAACACCACGCCACTGACCTTTCGTATGCTTTAGACAGTTGATAAAGTTGACGGCGTGTTGAGCTTTTTTCTCATCATACAACCTTACCCACCACCTTTAAAGAGCATGAATTCCATTGGATCATCCGGGTCACTCGGCTTGTCCGCAACAATTCGACTTCTCGAAGATGGGGTCAACCCGAATTGCTCACAAAAGCGATTCATGATTTTAAGATAGCTCTGGGCGATGGATACTTGTGGCACCTGTTGCCAGTATCCCGATGGAGTTTTGACAATCGTTCCATGTTTCGTAATGAATTCTTCAGCTTCTTTCCACCTAGCATAGGCTTGGCAATACCCGGCAAATGCGGCCATATCCACTTCCGTCAGGATCCCTAGCTTCTCCAGCTGCTTGACCATCCTGCGCCATTCTTTTTTGGCTTCCGGCTCTAGCCATGACGGGCATCTTGGTGCTTTGTTTTCAGGTTTGGGCTCATTTAGATTGAGTTCCCTTTTTCCAGGATTGCCTTCCAATACTTTAATTGCTGTAGGTTTTGGTTTCCTTCCTCGTTGGGCCACAGGCACCACCTCCTTTCTCATTGGGCATAAGAAAAGAGCCTACCGCTTGATAGACTCTCATTAAACGTTTATTTAAATCATTTAAATCATTTAAATCTTCCATATCTCCATCTTGAATTCCCCTTCAAAAACCATCCAGCGTACTTCGCCATCTTCAAGTTTCAATACTAACATTCCCGGCAAAAAGTACATTTCGTTTTCCTTGTATCCAGCTGCCAATAATTCTTGTTGCTGCTGAAGTAATAGTTCCATACCTTGTAGCACATCCACATTTCCCTGAAGGAGTTGCTCCCCATCTTTCACCAATGAAAAAACCTCCCTGTGTTTTGGTAGTCTATACATCACTCTAAACACAGGGGATAGCAAGTACTATTTGCCTTCAATGCCTATATAATTGTAATTGCCCTTCTTAATCTCCTCATGTTCCGCTTTGACTGCCTCGCGATAATCAGAACGCTTCGATTCTTTGTCCTTGCAACTCAAGCAAAGGCAATCGGTGTTGTACATGGACATGATCCTTCCGCTTTTTAAACTGCCACCGCAGCGGTCACAATGTGTTTGTGTAAAGAACTTATCCATCGCGCCTCACCTCACTGTACCTCTTCCTTGTGGCTTCAATAAATGCATGGAGGTCGCCGGCCTGCGGATTCAAGTCCTCTTCACTGTTCCAGAACTGGTCCAATTCTTCCAGCAAGTCGAGCAATTCAAGTACATCATTCTTGGCTTCTACTTCCCCGAACACCACTTCTTTTTCAATTATCGTAGCCTTCAGACCCTGGATCATCGCTTGGTAGATTTCTTTATTCATTTGTCTCACTCACCTTTCTAAATGCCCCGCTCCCTTCAAGGTTTTTCATGAGCACCTTTCTCGTTCTTTTGTACTCAGGGCCATTCATCCCTAGTCGAATCAACCAAGTTCTCAAGGCGTATTTTGGATTATCATCCTGCGCTCGTTTGAAAGAAGCCCGCTTTTGCTTTTTCGCATTTTGGTTGATGAAGGCGGCAAGGTCTTGGAAGGCAGAAACCTTTTCAGCATCCAAGTTCCCAGCTGCTAGTTTGATAGTAAAAGTCTCATTTTCAAAATCAAATGCTAAACCCGATATTCTTTCCTTTCCAAGTTCATCCAAAGCCGTTCTGAACTCTTCCAAAGTACCCGTTTCCTTTGTGTTCAAATCTTCCGGGAAGGTTTCATCCATTAGCGGCTCGGTTGTTTCAAAAGCCTTCATGATCAGGTGCTGTTTGCTATAAAGCATGTTTACTAGATTCTTGAGTGTGTTTCCGGTGTGCCCTTCAAGTGGAAGGGTAACCTCCCTTCCATCGAGGTCAAGGATTTCTGGCTGTTCTTCAACTTCATCCTCAGGCGCTGGCGGATTTAAAATCTCCTCAAAGGTCTTTACTTCCCCAGCTGAGTTTGTAATCACCCCATGCCTGTCAATGGTGTAGGTTTCATCTTCCGTTTCAATTTCGTAGTTAAAGGTTGGAACATTGAGATACCTTGGTTTCACTCCAAAAAATTCTCCAAGCTTTTTGACCATTTCTTTTCGGTCCATTCACATTACCTCCTGTGTTTTGGTGTAGTACATATATCACTCTAAACACAGGGAATAGCAAGTCATTCTAAGCCGATATTGGTATATTTATAATCAAATAGAAACAGGCACCTTAAGGCCCGCCTCTAATCCTTTTCTATGGCTGTGTATCTCGGATAACTATACCCTTCGCTGTTCACAAGCACCCTTTCACCGGTATCTTTGTTAATAATCCTAATGCAGCAAACTTCCCTGTTTTCATTCATGCCGCCATCTTCCTCACTGATCCAAGGCTGGTCATTGAAAAAGTCGCTTGCAAAGCTATGAAATTCGCTATCTTCCAACACAACTTCTTTTGCAACGCAGTAGTTTTGGCCTTGCTGACCCTTCCTTGCTGCTTCCTCGGTGATTTCCTTTAGCTCTTTTAAGTTAGCAACTTTCCTTCCAAACAGTGCTTTCATGTAAAAATCACTCCACCTCAACATATTCCATGATAATTTGGAGGGCAGCTTCATAGGAGCCGGATGCCATCACCCGCTCATAGACTTCTTTGGCTTGTTCAGCCTTCCCGTGTGCTTTTAAAGTCCTGCTGACACGCCCAAGAATAGAAAAGATATTTCCATCCTCACCGACTAGTTTACAGGTGGGCTTTAGGTTTTCTTCCATCGCTATGCCTCCAATCTCCTCAAGGTAGTAGCATAGTGCCATACACGTAAAAGCATAGCAACTTATAAGATATTGCTATTTTCATATTCTTCTACACTAGGTTTCGGCACATCCTGATACGGAATCGTTTCTCCATTTCGCTCTAGAAAAACTTCACTATCGGAGCCAACCTGCTCGATATACCGTTTGACAATGACATCTGCATACTTCTCATCCAGTTCAATCGTATAGCAGATTCGGTTGGTTTGTTCGCAAGCCATAAGAGTGGACCCGCTCCCACCAAAAGGATCGAGCACAATGCAATTGCTCATGCTGCTATTCTGGATCGGATAAGCGCAGAGGCTAACCGGCTTCATCGTAGGATGGAGGGCATTCTTTGATGGCCGATCGAAATTCCAAATGGTACTCTGCTTTCGGTCCGCATACCAGTTATGCTTGCCACCCTTCAGCCAGCCAAAAAGAATCGGCTCATGCTTCCATTGGTAAGGGCTCCGTCCAAGCACCAGGCTTTGCTTTGCCCAGATGCATACACCAGATAAATAAAACCCCGCATCCCTGAAAGCTTTCCTGAAATTGTAGCCTTCCGTATCGGCGTGGAACACATAAATCGATGCATCCTTTTCCATACTTGCAGCCATATTCTTATAAGCTTTGAGTAAGAAGTTATAAAACTCTTCATCTTTCATGTTATCGTTCTGGATACTGCCCGCTTGTGAAGAGTAATTTACGTTGTAAGGCGGGTCCGTCACGACAAGATTTGCTTTCCGGTCATTCATCAGCACTCTGTAAACCTCCGGATCGGTACTATCCCCACAAACTAACCGATGTCTTCCGAGCAACCACACATCACCTTTTTGTGTTATAGCTGGTTTCTCGAGCTCCTTCTCTACATCAAAGTCATCTTCTTTTATTTCTTTATCATGAATCTCGTTAAACAGCTCATCAATTTCTGGCGGGTCAAAGCCAGTAAAGGACACATCATAATCCAAGGACTGCAAATCTTTAATAAGGTCAGCTAATAATTCCTTGTTCCATTCACCGCTGATTTTATTCAAGGCAATATTGAGAGCTTTTTCTTTTGTCTTATCAATATCAATGACAACACAGTCAATTTCTGTATAACCTAACGTTTTCAAAACCGTAACCCGCTGATGTCCGCCAATCACCGTCATGTCCTTGTTGACGATAACAGGATCCACATAACCGAACTCCTCAATACTGTTTTTTATCTTTACAAATTCACTATCTCCAGGCTTTAGTTTTTTCCTCGGGTTATAGCTGGCTGGAATTAAATCCTCTATTTTTAGCTTTTTAAACTCCATCTTCTTCACTCCAAAATCGTGATTTGATATAACAATCGTGGCTGCAGAACTTCCGTTTCTTGTTCCCGTAGCAGCTAAACTCTTTTCCGCACTGCTCACAGGTAAAATGATAAGTGGCTGTTTCTCTTTTCTTACGTGCTTGAGGATTTTGATTCCACCACTTCCGTCGGCACTCATCAGAACAAAACTTCCGAGCTCTACCTTTCTTCTTTTGTTTGATCGGTTTGCCGCAGCAGAAGCAGAGCAGACCATTCTTCATTTGCTCATTGATATTAAGGGCAACCACTTTTGAATCACCATCAAGGCCATTCCTTTGGCAAAAAGCACGGACCGTGTCTCGGGACTTTCCCAGCACAGCAGCAATCGCTTTATAACCAACTCCTTTCAGGCGCAGGTCATAGATTAGTTGTTTTTCTAAATCCGTCATCACTCCCACCCCTTTCTGCGCAAACAGTTGGAAAGAGGACCATAAAAAAACACCTTAACCAGCTATTTCACTAGCTTTTAAAGGCATTTAAGTTACTTTTTATGTTTCATGGTCAATACTGGCCAAACCCTAGTGTTTATAAGGCTTGAACCACATTTTTATCATTTCCTCAATTAAATCATTCCGCAAAATTGAAAAGTGCCCAAACCATACTGCTATTGGGTGTAAGCTCGATAACCCGTTCCCAAAAGTAACCCCCCTTGTTTAATTCCGCGAAAATTTACGCGAAGGGGGCGCGCGGTCGCCGTATAAAAGGTTGTAGAGATTTTATAACCCCTAGGGGGTCCATCAAAAGGTATAAACGGGATACTGATCTTCAGTCCTTGTCTTTCGGTCGTGACATCTCTTACACAAAGGTTGCCAGTTGCTTTCATCCCAGAACAATCTTTGATCACCTCGATGAGGAACGATGTGGTCCACCACCGTAGCCTGCGTCAACTTGCCTTTCTCTTCGCAGTGCTTACAAAGAGGATGGGCGTTTAAGAATCGTTTGCTCGCTTTCCTCCAGCGGTTATCATACCCACGCTCGTTTGCATTAGCTCTATCATCTACATGAAGCTTCGCATGAAACTCACAGTACTTGTCGTCCGTTAACAAAGGACAACCGTTGTGTTTGCACGGCTTCTTTGGTTTCTTTGGCATTGTTCTCAACTCCGTACTCCAATTAAAAAAGCCCCGAAGGTTGTCCTTCAAGGGCTACGTCTATGCTATTTCTACAGCTTATACTCTATCACATGGTGAGGGTGGCTTATAATGGCTTTTCATGGCGTGTCTATAAAAACAAAAGAAAAACCCTTAAAGGAACATTTACCTCCAAGGGGTGTGATGGGTCACTCATATACATTCCACCGTACTGCTTTCCAATAGTTCATTCGCTTCTTTCAATGCCTTTCGATGCAACCGATAAATCCACCGCAAATCGTACCCCATAATCGCAGCAACTTCCTCCCAAGTGCTACCGCTAAGGTAACGCAGTTCAAGTAGCAATCGGTGTGAGGAATTCTCGATTTTTGAAACGAAGGCTGCCAACTCCCGCTTTAAATCAATTAATTGGTCAATATCATCATTGATTTCTTCCTCAAGGCTCATTAACTTCACGAGGGCATTTTCCATTGGCGATCGCTGCTTCGTTCCTTGAACTTTATCATCTTGGAGGACCGATGTTGTTTTTAAAGCGAGGTCCCTTAGCACTGACACTTGTTCCAGTTTACAATTGATTCTTTGATCAAGTTTAAAAGCCTGAGATAAATATTCTTTAGCATTCACCGGCCATTCCTCCTGTCTATATCATCAACCTCACTTTCCATGAGGTACATCCTCTTTGTATTTAGCCACCCTTGCTTTCACCGCTTCAATCAATGCCGCTTGGCTCACATCTTTATCTTCCAACGCTTTCATTACTCGTTCATCAATGGTATCTTTGGCAATGATGTGGTGAATGACGACCGTTTGTTTTTGACCTTGCCGCCACAGTCTGGCATTCGCTTGTTGATAGAGTTCAAGGCTCCAAGTCAGGCCAAACCAGATGATGATGTTCCCACCTGTTTGTAGATTCAGGCCATGACCAGCGGATGCCGGGTGGGCTAATAAAATTGGCACTTGGCCTTTATTCCAATCTTTAATATCTTGATCTGTTTGCAAGAGCCTCGGTTGTAACTTCTTCAAATGAGTTAATAGCCTGTCCTTATCATGCTGGTACCCATAAAACACAAGCACCGGTTTTCCGCTTGCTGCTTCAATCAACTCATCCAAAGCTTTTAACTTTTCATCGTGAATATGTTTCACTTCGCCATCCTCATCGTAAACAGCACCATTCGCTATCTGTAATAATTTATTAGCAAGAACTGCAGCTGATCCAGCTAACACATCCGTATCTGCAATTGATAAAATCAGTTCCTTTTCTAACACCTCGTACTGTTCCTTCGCTTTCTTGGGCAGGTCCACCGGAATGATATTATCCAATCGTTTAGGCAGTTCGAGATAATCTTCTGCCTTCATACTGACACAAATATCCGAGATCTTTTCAAAAATGGCCTCTTCTGCTCCATCTTTCAATTTCCAAGAGTAGATAATCATTTGATTTCGCTTATTGGGAAGAAAAAATTTCTCCCTGTAGCCAGTAATTGTTTTTCCAAGCCTCTCTCCACCATCTAACAAATAAATCTGCGGCCACAAATCTATCAGGCCATTCGGTGCTGGCGTTCCTGTTAGTCCAACTAATCTTTTTATAAACGGCCTCACCTTTTTCAATGATTTAAACCGTTGGGCCTTTGATGATTTGAAACTTGATAATTCATCAATCACGACCATGTCAAATGGCCAGTCAGATCCAAACCGTTCGACAAGCCAAGTGACATTTTCTCTATTAATGATATAAATGTCAGCTTTTTTGTATAAAGCAGCGATTCGTTCTCTTTCACTACCAAGCACTTTCGAGATTTGAAGCCCTTTTAGATGGTCCCATTTGTCTATCTCTTCTTCCCAAGTGCTACTTGCCACTCGAAGCGGTGCAATCACCAGAACCCTCGACACATCAAAATAGTCATACATCAATTCGAAAATGGCTGTTAAAGTTGTCACCGACTTTCCCATTCCCATTTCAAGAAAAAGAGCCGACTTCTTTTTATCGATAATCCACTGGGTGGCATAGGCTTGATAATGATAGGGTTGGTACTTCACCGTATCATCTCCTCTAGCATTCGATCGACAGCCTCAAAGCTATCAATCTTATAAACTTTAAAACCCAATGCCTCCAGTTGCTTTTTTCGTTTTCGTTGCAAGGCCCTTAGCTTCTTAGCCGGTGCCTTTAATTCCACAAAAGCGACCTTTGCACCGTTAAAGAGCACCAGCCGGTCTGGCACACCTGCAAAACCGGGGGAAATTAGCTTGAAGGCTAACCCGCCATGTTCGCTTACTTTCATCTTTAGCCTTTTTTCTATACTCACTTCATTCATCTCGAATCACTCCAACATGAAGGTATACATCCAAAACCTAGTATTTACGCTGTTTCCAGCCATTTGTATACTCTGTATACCTTTTTTAAGTGGACTTATACTTATAAGCGTATTAGAGAGTATAGAGCATATATATTTCTCTCTATTACCTCTATTTTCTTTCTTATATAGAAGAAGGTATACAAGGTATACATAGTATAAGAGCTACTATTCTTAAGGGTTTTGATGTATACTTTAAAAATTTTCTAGGTTTACATTGTATACATCTTCCCGTCTAAAACCTTTCTGCATTCCGTACGTTTTATCAAATCGAATCGAACTCACCCTTTTCCAACCTGGGGTGTTCTGGATGATCATATTGATTTCCTTTGCATCATATCTGGTCATGAGAGATACATCCTTTTGGTAAAGCTCCTCCCACACCATCTGAGCACAGACCTTATTTAACTTCATTTTTGGATTTGAGTTGCTATCCGGTTGTTCCATATGCAAATAAGCCCTTCTTGTCCCGATGTCGAGTTCATACCAATTCGTAGGAACCTCGGTTTCCAAATAGGTCCTAATGCTCTCAGCAATCGGATTCTCTTGGGTATGGGCTGCTTGAAGTTCACGTGCTTTCTCTTCGATGTCTTTACTTAAGGCTAAGGTCTCTCCCTTTTCATACAGTACCTTTGCCTCCGCCCATATTTGGTCGACTTCCTCATCGGTTAAATCCACCCACATTTTTTTAGTACCACCGCCGCTTACTGTTATGGGCAAAAAGCGACGATTCCCTGTTGGGTCATTTAAAAAGTCATAGTCATTAGTTGTTCCAAAAAACACACATTGCCGTTTGAATGTTTCATTGTGTCTGCCATATGCAACACGAAAAGTGTCCTCGGACTTCGAAATAAAATGCTTAACTGCCTCCACATCAACCTTCTTCGTTGCTGTTAGTTCCGCCATCTCTAAAATCCACGCCCCCTGAAGCTGCTCATAGGCTTCTTTGCCCTTCACAGTAATCAAAGAATCCGAGTGCCATTCTTTGCCTAAGAGCTTAATAATATAGCTTTTTCCAACTCCTTGAGGGCCAACAAGGACCACACAGTAGTCAAACTTTGCACCTGGATGATAGATTCTTGTTACAGCGGCTACAAGGATTTTTCGAGTGAACGTTCGAACACAATCATTGTCTTCCGCACCAAGGTAATCAACCATAATCGTTTCAAGTCGCTCTATGCCATCCCATTGAAGGCTGTCTAAATAATCTTTAATTGGATGGAACGCATGGTTAATGGCTACTTCACTCCAAGCATCACCTATGATACCGGCTCCTTTAATACCATAAATTGAATACAGATAGTTTCGTAGACTTGCGTCATCTGTATCCGTCCAATATTCTCCCCGCTCAACACTCCGCCAAGGTAAATCATCTTTGATAACAACCCGGTGGACAAAATCGTTCATCGCAATTCGATCCTTTAATACCGGATCATTTTCTAGAATAAGAATGACATTTGGTGCACAAGAGACGATATTTCCTTTTTGATCTCTAGTCAGTTCTGTTAACCATTCCATATCTTCGTCTTCAAAATCAGCAGCAGCAAGGCTTAACTGTTCTTTACCAAGTGTCAGCTTCACTTGTTTATCTTTTAAAGCTTCTTCAACCATTGCTTTATAGGAAGGTAGCCTGTTGATGGGTGTTCCCTCTTTTACCGTTTCATCCAAATCACCAAATAGATGGATTCGCACCAAATCAAAAGCATTGCATAACTTTCCAGCAATCGGGTCGGTTGAATGATGGGAATAGGCAAAATCACCATTTTCATAAATTACTAGTCCACCTGATGTAGACCCAGCTGAATAGGTGTAGCGGTTAGGATCCTCGCACGGAGCATATACATCACTTAAGTATTTCTCAATCACATCAACAACCGAGTAAGTCCGGCAAAACGCACCGACGATTCCATCTTTTGCCTTCGGATCTCCCTGCTTATCAGCGAGTTTCTTTCGTTCATGGACCGTTCGTGAGCTTTCTGGCCAATAAGAGGAATCCCTCCAATCTGGATATCTCGCCAATACAGTATCTGGATCAATCCACGGCTCGTCCAGTACTTTAAACACAAACTCTCCATCCGATGATGTCGATGGCCAATACATCAGCCGATGCACTTGGTAGGTCGTATCATCGAAAAAATCAATTCCAAGGTCAGCAGCAATTCTTCTGGCGATAGGTACATATTCATCAGCGGTCACAGGTCTTGATAAAGGAATGACAAGTCTGAGTCTTGGACTCCTTGGATGGTGTTTGTGAGTAGAATACATAACGCAGCCATAGCCAAATATGGTCTCAATTGATGCCCATAAGTCTCCTTTTACAAAATCCGCATCCAAGGAAACAACCTGCCGCCAAACGACACTATCCTGTTTTCTTCTTCCACCTTTTAACGTACCACCGACAAATCCACCAACATCTTTTATTTCATCTTGCTTTGATTTAGAAAGCTTCTTGTATTCTTCATAGGTTTCATGGGTCCTTATCGTATTGCTTAATTTCTGCACCACTTCAGACCAAAGCATTTCACGGTTTTTCCAATGAAGTTCTTTTCTATTTCGTCCGATGGCAATCGATAGTTTGCCATCATATTTTAATTTGGGTTTGTTTCTCTCATTGGGTTCTATCACATTCACCAACCCTCCTGCGTAACACGGTACCAAGGCCTTTTCTGGCTCCTTCCAATTTACCGGAAAGAGCCTGACCTCTTAGTGTTTTAATCGTTTGGTTAGGTAACACGTCCCTGTACTGTTTTAACTCCTTTAGAAATTTGGAAGTGTTCATCTAATTTCACCGTTGTTAAGCTGTTTTAATGGAACGTTCGATTAAAGGCACTAAATCTTTTTCATTCTTCAATAGGTCATAAAGAAAGAGTCTGCCTTTTTGCGTCCAATATGTGTGCATCACACTTTTGTCTGCATCAATGGCATGAGTCTTTGATTGGGTATACCCTAATTCGGCATACTTTTGATATAAGAGCCACGTTTTACCCATCTTATATTGCACACCTAACTCATATAGGATGGCGTTTAGTTTTCTTGCGGATAAACCGTAATCCTTCGCAATGAGGCTGATTGGAACAACGGATTTATTCTGAAGAATCAAGTCATAATAGGATGCTTTCGGTCTCAATTCTCCAATGATCTGTTTATGTTGAGCATTTTCAAGTTCCAGCTTTCTCGCTTTTTCCTTGGCTTCTTTGTATTCGGTAAAAAGCTTGATACCCAAATCAGGATTTTTCAAAATATCATCTAGCAAAGACTCTGAGGCATACAGTCCATGTTTTCGGATATCTGGCAGCACTTCATCAAAAATCCAATGTTCAAATTGCTCTGCCTTTTTCTTCACTTCTTTATTTTTGCTTTGTGATGAAGCACCGATAATTAAACGGTAGACATCCCCTTCAGGAATAAAATTCTTTACTATTGTTTTGCCTTTACTCTGTGGATGAGGTACCTCTCTTTTTGATAGGTACCGGCAGTTCTTGATAATAGCCTGGTGGGGGTTATTGTAACAAAGCATTTTCGCTACCTCTGTCGCAGGAAAATATTCTTTCCCATCAATCACCATGACTTCTAACTGACCAAATTCCGAAGAATGAAATACTTGTAAACCATTCATCTCATTTTCCTCCTCATCTATTAATCTTTCTTGTAATATTCTGTTTCAAAGCTATCGGCACTTAACGGCAATCCCGGAGCCCAATCTATGGGTTGTCCCATCAGCTCTTCTACTTCTTCCATGGCTCTTGTTCCGTTTGGTACTTCTAAAACCACTTCATCGTGGACATGAAACTTTATTCGATATCCTGCTTCTGCTAATCTAAGCATGGCAACAGCTAAACAATCTCTTGCGATCGCCTGGATAATATTCTCCGTCAGCTTTCCTCCATACGTGGCAATCCTGCCCCACTGCTTCGACCCTTGTTCGACACCTTCATAGGTTAGTTGCTCCTTACCAAATCGCTCATCCATTCCGATTCTTGGTCTAACATAAGCAAGGGAACGACCTGATGGCAAAGTAATGAACAGAATCCCTCTTGCATAATGAAAGGTAAGGCCACACTGCATTTTTACTACTGCTTTTTCTTTTACCGCTTTGATGGCAGCCGCCTCAACATCCCACCAAAGATTTACGATATTAGGATTAGCCTCCCGCCAAGCAGAAACCAACTCGGGAAGTTCGTCATCAGTCAGACCCATTTCCAATGCCCCCATTTGCTTTAAAGCACCTTTTGAGCCACCGTAGCCAAGAGCCAATTCAGCAATTTTCCCTTTCTGCCTTAGCGGACTACCCTTATCGATGGTTTCAATGGGGACTTTGAACATTTGAGCAGCTGAGGCCTCATAGATCTTTCCATGGGTCTGAAACACTTCCATCCGCCAGCGCTCTCCGGCCAGCCAAGCAATCACCCTTGCTTCAATTGCTGAAAAGTCAGCAACAATAAACCGATGCCCCTTGGATGGAATAAACGCCGTTCGGATTAATTGCGATAACACATCTGGCAGATTATCAAACAGCAGCTCCAAAGCTTGATAGTTTCCTGACTTCAATAGGTCTCTCGCAACCTGCAAATCTTTCATTTCATTCCTTGGTAGGTTATGAATTTGGACGAGCCTTCCTGCCCAGCGTCCTGTGCGATTGGCTCCGTAAAATTGAAGCAATCCTCTGATTCTATAATCAGGACAAATGGACCTCTCCATTGCCTCGTATTTCTTGACCGATGTTTTTGACATTGCTTGTCTTAATTCCAACAACCGTTTCACATCCGGATTTCCCACTTCACCCATTAGCGCTTCTACATTTTTCTTTGCAAGACTGTCCACTTCTAATCCTTGCGTTTGCAACCAGTCTTTCAGCTGTGCCGGACTATTTGGATTTTCTAATCCGGTTAAACTAACCGCTTCTTTATAAAGGTTTTCTTGAAAGACGGTGTCTGCCTGAATGGCATGACTGACAAAGGTAATATCAATCATAACCCCATCATCATTGATGTTTTGGTCCAGCTCCCAAAGTCTCTGTTCCATATCAGGTATTGGGAATGCCTCCAGTTTCTTTCGAATCTGCCGTTCCACCTCAACGTCTTGTTTGCAATACTCTTTAAAAGTTCGCCACTTATCCGAATCGTGTTCCGGCAGGTTTCTGTTTCTCCTTCCGTTCACTTTGGTCGGCTTACAAGGAACGGAGAAATAGCGAATTAAAGCTTTCCCTTCCTTCATTTTCTGTTCTTTCAACTTCAGGCATTTGGCCACTCCATCCAAATGCCCCGGTAACCCGAGTATTAAGGCATGGACAGAAGAACAACGCCATTGTTCCGGAGGCATTGGTTTACCAAAGAATTTGGCTAAACAAGTCCGTTCAAAGTTGGCATTATAAGCTGTCTTTATCACTGCAGGATCCGTAAGAGCTTTTAAAAGGGCATCCGGCAATTTCTCTCCAGATGCTATATCAACAATTTGGACTTCTTCCTCATCAACCGCATAGGCAAAAAGGAGAATTTCAAAGTCGGCTGATTCACAGTAGGCATAGACCCCGCATTTTACGAGGTCCACACTACTGTACGTTTCAATGTCAATCGATAATAGTTTCATAGATATCAACCTAAAATATCATCATCGTCTTCTTCACTGTCATCAGCAAAGTCATCTTCCGCACTGCTTCGACCACCAAGTGGCTCGCCATCATCTGTTTTCATAATGTTTTGGAGTCCCGCCGCAATGCCCTTATTGCCATTTACATTAAAAGCATAAAAAGTGAGACTAACCCTTCCGTAACAACCGGAGTAAAATTCACTTTGGTCCATGATTGGATTTAAGTCCGCATCGACAATTCCTGGTTTAATCTTGCTGTTAGCATTAATGAAATAGGAATTGGTATAGGCTTCATCATCTTCACGATCCACATCGCCATCTCGCAGAGGGGTCTTTAAGTTGGCCGGTACTTTACCACCGAACTTGTCCTTATTCTCTTGGGTAGCTTTTTGAATGGCATCTTTAATTTTCTTAATCGTCTTCTTGTCCGATTTCGGAATAATGATGCTAACGGAATACTTCAAGTCACTTCCGTTGACACTGACAGGTTCATGTACATTTGCATAACTGAATCTCACCGGGTTTTCCTTTGTTCCAATCGTAATTTTTACCATTGTTTTGTTCCTCCTCATTTATTGAAAGTCTACTTCAGGTGATAATTTGATTTCTGGTCGCTTGTCCTCTTCAGGCACGAGTTTAATCTTGCCTGGAGCTTTGGTAACCAATGAGCCAAGTAACTCTTCAAATGCTTTTTTACCAAGCTCTTTCTCAAGAGCAGTGATGGTATTTAGGGATTTCTTGTAAATCACATCATCATTAAATCCAGCCGCAACTAACGTTTCAACAACTGCATTTTCATCGGTATATTTACGGCTGCCTCTTCCCTCAACTAACTTCATGCCTGGCCATTGTTTGTTTTCATCCATAGCCTTAGCCAAGGCAAATTCCTGCACATCTTTCGCCCAACTAATCAAGTTATCAATGGAAATTAACACTTCCACCACTTCTTCATCTGTCAGGAGCGCTGGTTGTTGAAAATCCAAGGATGCTAGCTTCATATTTTCATTTGCTCTTGCCCTGCAGGTTGCTCGTACTTTACAAAAGCGACAGTGGTCACCAGCAACAAAATCCCCTTCACCTTTAAAGGCTAATTCCGCTCTGGGCCTAACAACCGTTTCTGCCCAATCAAGCAAATCCTCCACAGACATTTCAAAAGTAGAAATGCTGTCGAGCCTTGGTTGGCTAATGGTCATTTGAATCGTCTCAAGGTCATACAAGATACCAAATTGGTTAATTGCTCCGAGAGCATACAGTTTCATTTGTGGATTCTCATATGCACTAACGGCAATTCCTTTACCATACTTCAAATCAATGATTTCTAATGTTTTATCTGTAATAATCGTTGTATCTGAAGTTCCAAACCCTTCAGGCACCCAAGGGCTATAGTCTAATCTTTGCTCCAGCATGATAACGGCATCCTTTGTCGCAGCTTTTGCTTCATTAAACCGCTCGATGCAAAACTCTTTATGAACATCCGTCGCCTTGTCCATTTCTTCTGTAAAAAACGGATCCAAACGAAGCTTTTTAATCCTGTTCGCGTACTTTTGCTTTGAAATGAGCCCTGCTTCCTTTGCAATTTTCAGTTCCGCAATTTCGTGCGCTAGGGTTCCTTCCTCAGCATAGACTGATGTTTCCTCTTCCATCATTTCCTCCAACCTTGGAGCCTTTGTACATTCCATCCAGCGATGTGCGCCAGAAGCGGATAGTAATGCGTGTTGTGCCATTACAATTCCTCCGCTTTCTTGAGTATTTCCACATATTTTTCTGCTGGAACATCACTTAATTTCTTAGCCCCAAACTCAGTAATAAGTGCCTTTACTTCTTTTTGTTTTCCATCTTGCGACAACGCTGCAAGCTTAGCCCTAACCTCTTCTAATGTAGGTTGTTTCGTTTCAGGTTCTGATATCACTTCCGTACTTTCCTTTGTTCCTTTCTTTTCAGGTTGATTCCTTTCAATTGCTATCACCAAGTCTTCAATACTCATGGCTAGGTTTCGTAAATCATTTACAACATTGAGAGCAAGTTTCGTTTTACTCATACGTTTTCTCCTTTCTTTGTTTCTACCAATTAACATCGTTGATTTAATTCAACACTTTCTATAAAAAAATATTTTTCAAATGGCTCATTAGGATACGCATTTTTAAATTTCGCAATAAACTCTTGCCCGACAGCACTACTTTTAGTCTTAATTCTCCAAAGCTGAGATCGACTAACATTTAATTTCTTTGCCATTTCAACTTCAGTTAAATCTCCTTGAAGCTTTAAAAAGTTTGCTAGATTCAATCTGATATTCCCATGAATTCCTTTATTACAAACTATCATTCTGGTTTACTCTCCTTTCCAGCTAAGTGTTGATTTGATGTTACAAAAATCATAACACGACATGTTCCATCGATTCAACAAAAAACACATAATTTCCCAACAATGTTGCATTGATGTTACACTTGTACTATAATGAACATAGAAGGAGGTGCTATTATGTCTACTAATTCTATAAAAAGAGAGATGACTTTAGGAAAATACATTGCTATAAAAAGACAAGAAAAAGGTCTGAGTCAGCGTGAATTAGCAAAGGATACAAAAGTAAGTCATTCTACAATCTCTAGAATTGAAAAAGATGATGGTATTTCTCCTGATAATGCGACATTAAAAGCGTTGGCAACTAGATTAGGACTAGATTATAACTACTTATTAGCACTGAATAATTCAATTGATGATGAACCTGAAATTCGAGTGATCCAAAGAGCAGCCAAAAAGATGACTGATGAAGAAAAAGATAGGATGCTGCAAATTTTAAAACTTTCTTTTAAAGATTTATTCGAGGAGGATGAGGATGTTGAATGACACCGAACTATGATCGAGCAGTAGAAGAAAGTATAAACTTATTACAATTTTATGATATAGATCAAGCTCCCGTTGATCTTGATAAAATCTTAGACGGGATGCGTTTAACCGTTAAATGCTGCCCCTATAGCCGCTTTTCAAAGCAAACAGGTAAAGACATTGATGAGATATGCAACCTTTTTGATAGTGAGCTAGGGGCAGTTGCTTATATTAGAGAAAAAGAAAAATATGTGATTTACTACAATGATACAATGAATCATCGTGGCTTAGAACGCTTTACTATAGCACATGAACTAGGTCATATTTTTTTAGGGCATCATCAGGATGCAAAAACCGACATCCTTCTCAGGAAAAATATTTCTGATGCGCAATATAAAATATATGAAAAAGAAGCAAATTGTTTTGCTCGGAATTTGCTTTCTCCCATTCCACTTGTTGAACGTGTAACCGACGTTAACCAGGACAGCTGTATCCATGATATGATGGAAGCTTTTGATATTTCACATACGGCGGCAGTTGTAAGGCGAAACTGTTACATATTAGATAAATTTAGAATGCAGCTTGACTATTACGAATATTTCAGTAGCTACAATATTCTATACGACTACTACTGCTTGAACTGCGATAATGCGGAGGTTAATACCCAAGGGTATTGTAAAATTTGTGGGGAAAAAGATGTCTATTTTGAACGTAAATGCGATAGAACATACTATGAGGGTATTGAGCTAGATCCAGATCATCGTGTTATTCAGTGTCCAAAGTGTAGGAATGAAGTACACTCAGATATCGCAAGATTCTGCAAAATTTGCGGTACATTTCTATTTAATTTTTGTGAAGGGATACCTATCTATGATTCCGTTGGTAGAGTAATAGACTACATCTACCATATTAACGATGGCAATGCGAGATATTGTACAGAATGTGGTTCACAAACAATCTTCTATAAGGAAAAGTTTTTAAAGGATTGGAAGGATATCATGGTAACAAAATATGAAGTTACCAATTCTTTCTATGGAACGGTTGCTGAAACGAAGTCACCTAAATATAGTCCTAATTAATATAGTGAGACAGGTAGGAAAGGAGAGACATCAATAGTGAGGTATGAAAAGGGGTATGTTGTAGATGACAATATGAGGGTAATGAAATGCCCAAAATGTGACAATGAAGTTTTTTCAACTAATGCTAGCCATTGTAAATTATGCGGCACCGAACTTTATAATAAATGTGAGGGCACACCAGAATATGACGGCTTTGGCAATGTGGTCGACCATGAATATCACAATAATCCCGGCAATGCGAGATATTGCGAAACTTGTGGGGAACCTACCTATTTCTTCAAACAAGGGTTTCTAAAACCATGGGAAGACGAAAAAGCTGAGCTTGAACAAAAAGCTGAAATGGACATGTTAGAGTACCATACTCTAGATGGGGAAGAGGAAACTCCAATATTCGAAAATGATGTTTTTGATGAGAATCTACCTTTTTAGAGGTATTAAGTTCGAAAATAACAGTGGCACAGCAGCACTTAATAAGTTGTGTCACTTTTGTATATTACCGCATTAAAGTGAGTAGGTTAAAAAAAGCTACCCGCCAAGCTGCCAAATTAGACAGCCCAGCGGGTAATAACTAAAATTCCCTACTCTTTATAATTCTTCTCAAACCGCCATGCATCCCGACACATAGCAATAATGTCACGCTTTGCTGTCCACCCTAGTTCCTGCTTTGCTTTTGAAGCATCAGCATAGCAGGCAGCGATATCCCCCGGTCGTCGATCCACGATTTCATAAGGAACGTCAACATCATTCGCTTCTTCAAATGCCTTCACCAATTCCAGGACACTCGTGCCTTTGCCCGTGCCCAGGTTATACACATGCACACCTTCAGTCAGGTTCTCCAGTGCAGCAACGTGGCCTTCTGCAAGATCCACTACATGAATGTAGTCACGGACACCCGTGCCGTCTACTGTCGGGTAGTCCGCGCCAAACACACGCAGCTTCTCTCGTTTGCCGGTTGCTACTTGCGTTATATAGGGCATGAGGTTATTTGGAATACCGTTCGGTTCTTCACCGATTAATCCGCTTTCGTGGGCACCTACTGGGTTGAAATAGCGCAGGATCGACACGGAAAAAGCAGGGTTGGCATGGGCGATGTCCGTTAAAATCCGTTCACTCATCGCTTTTGTTTCACCGTATGGGTTTGTTGTTGGTGAGAGAGCCATTGTTTCTGTAAATGGTGCTTTGTTATCTCCATACACGGTGGCTGATGAGCTGAAGACGAATCGGTTGACCTCATGTTTCTGGCAAGCTTTTGTGAGAACCATTGTGCTGACGATGTTGTTGTAATAGTAGTCGAGCGGTTTTTCCACTGACTCGCCGACTGCTTTTAGGACGGCGAAGTGGATGACGCCGTCGCAGTGTCATTCCGGTGAACACCTTGCTATTTTAGAACACCGGAAAAACGTGTACGAGCAGGCGAGATTGAAACGCCCAGAACGCTGGTCCAGAGCCTCCCGAAACTGGACGGCGAAGGAATTCGTTGCGTTGAACCCAGTCAAAGAGACAGAAGTACCAAAACCGTAATGCCTAGTTTGATCCTTACAGCCTGTTCGTGAAACGGGCTGTAAGGCCACCAAGCGGAAGCGCAGTAGAAACACGCACTTTTTTGTAGGTTTTTTATGAAGCAAAATGCGACAACTATATTGACAAACACCGCCCTTAAATCACCTTATTTAAAGTAGCTTACGCAATTCATCTATTGCTTCAATGTCGTCTTTATTCAATAAAAATTTATTCTCCAATTGTCTACTTGCTTCGTTAAAATATTGATCCATCTTTCCTATTGCTGCTATTTCCAGCGCTAAAAATCGGTATATTTTTTCCTCTGGATTTTGTCGAACGAGGAACTCTACTGTTTTAATGGCGTCATCATGATACTCTAGCCTAGACAAAGCTATGGCTCGATTCATAATTAATACGTTCTGGTTCCAATCAATTCGGATAGCCCCATTTGCAACAGCCTCATAAAAATGTTTGGCTTTCTTCTCATCCTTGATGGACAATTCGTCACCAATTAATATAGCTACTTTTCCATAGTTATGGAGATCAATACATTTTAAAATATCTTTTACCTTTTCCTCATCCACATTCGTTTGTCTCAGCAATCTAGGAATATACCTTTGCAAACAGTTAATAAGTTGAGGGAAATAGGTGGCCTTGGTATATTTTTCGTAATATATTACAAAACCCTGCTCTAAATACATTGAACTTAATAATGTCAAGGAAACTAAAATTTTATTTTGTACTGTTAGCTTATCTAATTGCTGTAAAAGAAAGCTACTAAAGTCTACCTCATCTCCAGAATGTCTCCCTAATCCATTAATCCTTCGAATGCCATTATGCTTAGCATCAATTAAAGCCAACGAATAAAATGCCACTCTGGCAACTAAGGGATCATTCGAGTTGGTATTTTTCTTAAGCAACTCTATGATATCCATCTCATACACATCAGAAATTTCACCGAACATGTCCAGTAATAATAACTTTCCTTCACGATTACTAATATCAGTACTCATCTGATAGAGTAATGTAGATAGAATATGAGATGTACCGATATTGTTCGATTTAATTATTCGGTGTAGAACTCTTATAGTAAGTAAATCATGCTGATTCTCTCTCAGTTTGTTTTCTATAAATTGGTGCACAATTCGATATTCAGGGTATTCATAACGAGTTGCATGCAACCCTATCGGAATTTCTCTTTGCCAAGAGGAGATTGCTTCCGAAGAATAAAATGCACGACCAAAGTAGTCAAGTGCATTGCCATCATCCTTCCCCTCTAGTAATAATGTATCCCAAATATCACTCATCGCCTCATATGTATAAGGTAAAGGTGTAAAGCTCTTTGCTGGAATAGACGAACTATCATAAGCCTTTTCCGGCTGACCAGTTGTCTCAATTGCATCTGGAATAGGTGTTGGGCCCAGTTGACTGATCTTTAGGGTTTGATCCGTCCTACATACACGCTGAAACAATTGCAACATGTCTTGAAAAAGAAAATAAAGATCATTTGGATTTAATGCATCGAACTGTGTAAGTAGTGTCTTCATTGAAGAATTCGAGTCAATATGTGCACCAATTATGTTACGGATTCCCCTGAATCTTTCTACTTCGACTAAAATCTTCATATCACTCTTTACTTTATCGAAAATTGCAACAGCCTCTTGTAAGCTATGTCTCTCCACCACAGTATCTAACCCGTCCATATATTGCTTTGAAGAAGTCGATATGTTACGTGTAAACAAGGTATCTGCAAAACTAATAATATCTACTAATACTAATGTTTTGAAAATTAATCTGAGATCTTGTTGTGAAATTCGACTGAGAACATTTAGTTCATAGTCAATGATTATCTTAAGAGAATTGAGTATCGCAGGCTTTACATGAAGCTCGTGTGTATTTATCGCTGAAACAGTATTATAACGGCTTAAGGCAAGAATATCGGTTCCCATCATGGGTCTTTTCTCAAGATCATGCTGCTCTGATATTTCTTTAAAAACAGCCATATCTTTCTCTTCCAATGTATATTTTTTACGTTGTCCAGGTACGAGAAGGTCAGTTATTTCTTCAGCAAGATCGAAAAAAAATATCATCTTGTCCGCTTGAATCTCACTCCAAAGTTGGATTCTTTCAAAATAATCCTCGTCTTTAAAATGACCGCCAAACTTATTACGTTGATCTTCAAGATATTCTTGGTAAAGATTAGAAAGTGTATTTAACTCTTCTTTCACCTTGGCATGATCTGCTTTTGAGCGATTTCCCTTCGTCTCGTTATTTACCATACGAGCATATCTAATGAAATCAGGAAGTCGAATCAAAATTATTCGAGAAATGACTCTCTTGAAAAAACTACTATTTTTAATAGAAAGAATAGAATTAGCAACTTGCATGTTCCTTAGTGCATACATCATTTTTTCCAAAGCCATTCACGAAACCTCCCTTTTGACAATGTCATTTTCTTAGGATGGGCTTCCAGCAGTGTTCAATCCAATAAAACCAAAGTTAGATGTCAATCCTGTGTTTACTGAATCCGTTTAGTTCCCCAAATAACACTGGGGAAAGTTCATCCTAATGAAATGACTGTTTACTTTATATAGCCCAGCTGGAACCTAGATGTATATGTTAATCATCTATATTGAAAAGGGAGCGTGCACCAGCCACTACTCCCTATACCCCTTCTCAAATCGCCAAGCATCTCGGCACATGGCAATAAGGTCTCGTTTAGCTGTCCAGCCAAGTTCTCGTTCAGCCTTGGAAGCATCAGCAAAGCATGAAATAATTATTTTGTTAAGTAGCCATTTGGATTATTCTTATGCCAATTCCATGCATCAGTTATGATTTTCTCTAATGAATCAAACTGCGGTCTCCAACCTAAGACACGTTTTGCTTTCTCAGATGAAGCAATTAAAATTGCCGGATCTCCCGCTCTTCTCTCTTTTACTTCTGCTGGAATTGGATGATTCGTCACTTTTCTTGCTACATCAATTACTTCTTTGACTGAGTAACCATTTCCGTTACCTAAATTAAAAATTTCACTTGGATTACCTTTTCTTAAGTATTCTAATGATTGATAATGAGCAGAAGCTAAGTCCATTACATGAATATAATCCCTAATACATGTACCATCTTCTGTAGAATAATCATCTCCGAACATATAAATCCTATCTCTCTGACCAAGTGGTACTTGTAAAATCAAAGGAATAAGATGTGTTTCTGGATCATGATCTTCTCCAATATTTCCGCTTTCATTTGCTCCTGCAGCGTTAAAATATCTTAAAGATGCATATTTAATTCCGTAACCTTGATCAAACCACTTCATCATCTTTTCCATTGCTAATTTTGTCTCACCATAAGTGTTCGTAGGATTGGTTTCATTTTCTTCAAGGATTGGGATATTCTTAGGTTCCCCATAGGTAGCTGCTGTTGATGAAAATACAATCTTGCCCACATTATTTTCTTGCATAACATCCAAAAGACACATCATTCCATACACATTGTTATGGTAATATTCATACGGCTTTTCCATACTTTCGCCAACTAAAGAGTTAGCTGCAAAGTGAATCACCGCCTCAATATTATGATTCTTAAAGACCCTGTCTAAAGCTACCTTATCTCTTAGATCTATCTCGTAAAAATGCTCAACATCAATAGATTTTCTATGACCACTCTGCAAATTATCAACAACAACAACATCTTCATTTTGTTCTAAAAAATATTTAACTGTATGGGAGCCAATATACCCCGCTCCACCAGTTATTAGTATGGACACGACTATCTCACCGCCTTTCAAAATCCTTATCAATCAGGAGAAAATTTTTATTATATAATTAATTACCTTAGTAAGAAGCGAATAGAATCCAAAGCTGTCTTTTTCTATCTTATACAGAAAATTCTCTATCAACCGCTACAAGTGCTGCCCCGATTACTTGATGCATATCATAGTATTTATAAGTAGCCAATCTCCCTCCAAAGATAATGTTATCTTCCTTTTCAGCTAGTTCTTTATATTTTGCATATATCTGATTATTCCTATTGTCATTTATTGGATAATATGGCTCATCACCCTTCTCCCACTCTTTTGGATATTCTTTCGTTATTACAGTTTTTTCTTGGGTACCGAATTCAAAATGTTTATGTTCTATAACTCGGGTATACGCTGTTTCTCTATCAGTATAATTAACAACTGCATTTCCTTGATAATTTTCTATATCAAGTACTTCATTCTCAAATTTTAAACTTCTATAATCTAATTGTCCAAATTGATAATCATAGAATTCGTCAATCATACCTGTAAATACTATTTTCTTAGCTTTCCCTTCTAATTCATCTCTATTTGCAAAGAAGTCCGTATTTAATTGCACATCTACACCTTTAAGCATTTTTTCAATGATTACGTTATATCCCCCAATCGGAATACCTTGATATTTATCATTGAAATAATTGTTATCATAAGTAAACCTAACTGGTAACCTCTTTATAATAAAGGAAGGTAATTCTTTAGCAGACCTCCCCCATTGTTTCTCAGTGTACCCCTTAACAAGTTTCTCATAAATATCAGTACCGACTAATGAGATAGCTTGTTCTTCTAAATTATTAGGCTCAGCTATTCCAGCTTCTTTTTTTTGTTCTTCAATCATATTTTTAGCCTCTTGTGGAGTAATAACACCCCAAAGCTTATTAAAAGTATTCATATTAAATGGTAAATTGTATATTTCACCTTTATAATTTGCAACAGGAGAATTTGTGTATCTATTAAACTCTGTAAAACTATTAACATAATCCCATATCTTCTTGTTATTTGTATGGAAAATATGTGCACCATATTTATGAACATTAATACCCTCTATGTTTTCAGTATACACATTTCCACCAACATGATTTCTTCTGTCAATAACGATACACTTTTTACCTCTTTTTGTAGCTTCATATGCAAATACTGATCCAAACAGGCCAGCGCCAACAATCAAATAATCATACAT